TCAACGGTTGTGCTGACGCAGCAAGTCCAAGACAACATCTACAGCTAAGTGGTAGTCATCTCCTTCAAAATTTTGCTTTACAACTTCTGTCAGAGAATCCTTAGTAAGCTCTTTTTGCTCTTCAAGAATGCACATGAGGGCCCCGCCTAATACCCCAATTACACGTGAGTGAAGATTTTCAAAATACTTTGCATCCTTCATGGCGCACTCCGAGAATGAGAATTGTCTTAATCATTCTATATCATCCTGTAAAGAGTGAATTTTTGATTGGTCTCATCAGCAAAAAATAAAAGGCATACTAATATTCTTAAGTCCTGACTGCTTCCCCGTAGTTGAGGTCATGCTCTTACTCTTAATGGAAATGTTTGGCATAAACTGATGCCGCCCGGGTGACTGATGTTTCCCGGGCTTTTTATTTTTAGGCATTAAATTGGTGACCCATCCTGTTCGTGTATTGCGGTAACCTCGTGCGTTACCACTCCTACCACGGCCACATCCTCGAGTTGATCATCATCCAGAGTCAGTCCGTCATCGGTGATAATACGACTGGGATGTAGAAAGGCATGCCCCCATTCGTAATTTCCTGAGAGGTCCAGCAGAACAGCGTCACCATTCTGCGGTCGCCGCTTCTCGTCTACGATGCAACTTCGCCCATTCCACTCCACCAGGTAACAGGTACTGCTGGTTGTCATCAATTTCTGAACCGGGAGAGTCACCTCGCAACCGGCAGATCCGAATATCGAGTAGTGTAAGCCGGGGACAACATTTCCCTCTTCATTGCCCACGCTTTCTGAGTACTCTGCCCTGCGAACCATATTTCCCCCTTCCCGCTCTGCTTAAGGCCGTCTACTAAACGCCAAACTTCTGGCTTGTGGTTTGTGGTCGTCTAAGAGATTGAGCTGTGAAATGCCTTGGCTAAAAGTCGCCGAGCATTGCGCCTGCTTTCGTATAGCGCCGGATGAACGATGCGCTGAAGACATAGCACGAGTCCACATCAACCGGCGCGAAAATCACATCCCACCATTGGGATTGAAAACCTGAAACACGCGCTCTTCACCGTTTCTAGGGGAAATGTCGCGGAACGTCGTTGTGTTGGTTTCAATCCACTTATTTGCTTCACTCAGGGAATACTCCCATTTGTAACGTTTAAGCACTGCAACAAAGTCGACTGTACTTATTGTTAAACGGCCCTCTACATCACGTTTAAGCGCCTGCCTGAAAGCCATCTTGATTTCATAGTCACGAGGCATTGTCATTACCATTCAATAGGACTGTATGTGCATACAGTATTATTTGTAAAAAGGAGTCTTTCAAGATCGTTAAGGTGAGGTTTTCGTAAAGCCTTTGGCGCATAACGAGATTTATTTTTTTTAATTGCTCCGTTTTGACAAATCATTTTGGAAACCTAAGCTTTATTAGCAACATACCGTTGCTTTCATGGACTGGGGAAATTATGAAGAAGTTTTTAAGCGGATTAATCATTATTACAGGCCTTGTGACGCTGGCAGGATGCCATCATGAAAGCCCTGCTGTAGGCCATGATGGTCGACCACATGCACCAAGCGGCGAATCAGTACCTGGCGGCCCGCTGGGCAAAGGCCCGGCTGGTCAACCACAGAGTTAGTCAGTGCCCGGCCACTGTGCCGGGCTTTTTTATGCTCCAGCACAGAACAATCCTAACCTCACTTTTGTAAGACCATTCCCACATCACTGCACTTCACACAGTTTTAGCCTAATAGAGCTACACGCATACAGGATGTTGCGCGTTAGCGTACGAGTTTGCAGGTTAACCCTGCCATGAAACACTTTGCCCGCCGCTGAGCGGGCTTTTTTATACGTGTTGCATGTAAAGGACGGCGGTAAAGAATTTTAAGTGGAGAGGATTGGAGTGAGCGACTAACCTTTGATCACCCACCCCGTAGTCTGCTTTAAGACGGGCGCGGTACATATCTGCCCCGTCGCCGGGGCTTTTTTACGCAGTTGGCTTTATCGGCCACTGAATATTAGGTGCATCACTGATGTTGGTATCGTTCAGAACGTCAATGTAATCCATCCATGCATTAAGTGATTCAGTCTCAGCATCGCTAAGTTTGCGGCCCATCAAAAGCTTGGTCTGCCATACAGTGATGGCTTGAGTGGCTTCATCAAGTAAGCTCTTCCGTTCAGACGTGGCAATCGCCTGATAATCAGGAGGAGGTATTAGCTCAAGCCGAGGTCCCTTTTCGTCAAAAATCTGATAATATCCAGCAGGGCAATTCCAAAAATTTCGGTACTCTTCGATGTTCATTTCAACCAAATCATCAGGTTTTTCTAGGTATGTATCCATTGCGGAAGCCAAATAAAAACCGCCTTTTTCGATGCTGAAATAATACATTTCGACAAACTCAGATTCTGCATTGCTCTCGTTAAATTCCTTCGCTTCTGCCATTTTCAATATCCAATTGCAATAAAGTTTATACGACAAGCACTACTAACCTGATCTTTAACGTGAATGTCAAAGCTTGTATTACGAGTGGTCGAGTAGTTTATTATCCAGCAACTTGTTGCACCCGTACTGTCCCCAAGCACCGGGATACACACCATACAAGCCGTTGGGAACGCAGCTGGATAAGTAATAGTCGTTTCGCCAGAAGTGTTCAATGTAACAACAGCTGAGTGAACGAGAACTATATAATTTCGAGTGCTTGTTGCAACAACGAATCGGTTTGTGGCCGGTGATGTGAAGCCCATGTTACTCAATGTTGAGTTCAGTAAGGCTGCTGTAGCGAATGATAATGAACCTAAGCCTGTAATGTTGTTACCACCCATGGCGAGAGCTCCAGATATAGTGCCACCGGATTTCTGAAGCGCCCCCGTTATTCTAGAATCATCGCCTGCAGCCACAGTACCAGAGGCTGTCCCAACATCCTTTGATGACGAATTACCAAGATCACTTTTATTGGCTTTCTCGTCTAGAGAGGACTGAAAACCATTAAATTGGTCCGCAATATAACCCCAGCTTGGACCAGTAAACTTTGTCAGGTCTGGCAATGTTACGGTGACAGAAGTATCGCTGCTGAAAACCTTCTGCCAGTTCACCTTATCAAAGTTAAATCCTCGTATTGCCTTAGCCACATCAGCCGCGACCTGAGCCGTGATTCCGACGAGAGCTGCATTGGGAAGGGCCGTCCAAGCTAATCCTGAAGTAGTTGGTCCATCGTAGGCAGTGGTTAGCGTCAATGCTGTAGCCGAACCAACAGCCTGGACACCAAGTGTATAAGTCACCCCACCAACAACGGCGACCACTAGGTCATTTACTTTTAATTCTGTAGCAAAGTTAGTGCCTGTACCAGTAACGTCGGTTGAACCACTGGTGAGCGTAATAGTACCTGCTGGCATCGTTTCCTCCGGGCAATAAGAAAACCCAGCGCTCAAGCCGGGCTATGTACTCATTTCTGCTCAAATCAAGTAAATAAATCGATCGATAAGATCTAAATCATTCACTTCAATCGAACTGGCTGAGGTGATTTCATGCTGTATACAAAAGAGGAAGGTATTTATATGAAGATGACATTCACTATCTCTGTAGCGTTATTAGCTTTGTCAGGTTGCGCATCTAATACGCCACCAATCTGCTTTAACAAAGCGAAAATCACCAATCGCATATATGACGTTGCTGTATTTAAAATTGAAAACGGTAAATACCTTGCTGGAAATCCATTTCATACATGGGCGGATAAGTCGCAATTTGTCGACACTTCAGAATGCGACAAATTAAACCCCTAATGCCTGCCTGTAATAAGTGTCATAGATAGCTGTCTGTATGACCCCCGGCGGCCCAATGCCCATTCCGGGCGGAGGGCTGTTTCCTGCCGGAACCTGATAGTTTGATTGTCTGTACAAATCCGTCCCATCAGCAGAATACAATCCATTCGACTGAAAGCCTGCGCTGTATAAGTTGTAACGCGTATAGCCAACTTCTGGGTAACCGGGATCGGCAGGGATACTGACCAGTACAGAAGGACCACTTGTGATTGCCATAGGAACTGAATAGGAGCTCACCCCGCCAACTGACATCGCTAATGGGAGGCAGTTTTGGTGCCAGACTATTGTTCCGTTGTCATACATGAAAAAGCCAGACTGAGGTATATTCACCATTACTTTGGAGAAAACATAAATCCGCGTAGCGGTCATAGGTAATGAACCGCCTAGGTTTGACCTGAACTGAAGTGCCACGAATCCATTTTGAGTTGTTTCAGTCCACATAACATGGTCAAAACCTGAAGAGGATATGCTTCTGTGGAACGCTATAAATGGCTGACCAGCAGGCACATTGGTTTGCAGAATCTGGTCGTATGTAGGCGTAAGGTCAACTACCTGACACAAATTAAAAGGAGTAAAGTTAGGTGCAATTTTAAATTTTGGTGGTGATGTGCTGTAGTCATTAAGAACAAATCCAGCGTAATTTAAAATAGATGTCGGTGATGCTGTGACAACCATTTTCACCTGCCCTTCAATTCCAGACCATGACGCTGTCTGGCCTGACATGGAAACTACCGATGTCTTTTGTGTTGTTCCGCTTGATAATGTTCCCCCTATGAGAGAAGCACTGAGCGTAAAGTTAGGGTAACTGTAAGATTTACTGCCTGAACCACTTATAGAAACAATATCGACGATAAAGTTAAAGCCCATGCTATTAAGGACGTCATATGACGTCCCGTTAATAAAAGCAGTGAATCCATTTGCCATTAGCGAGAGGCTCCCATTGAGCAAACAAGCTGACCGCTGGCGTTATACCAGGCCGCGCCCCGGTTATCCACGACAAACCGGCCTTGGCCGGAAACGGGTCCATTTAGCTCGAAAGAGCCATCAGACTTCATAATTGTTCCCATCATTCCCGCCACATAGTTGGCGGAATACCAGGAGCCAATCTTCGCAAGCGTAATTCCGGCGTAATTTATGAAAGCATCATTGATGAACACCTGGCCGTTAACCGCGGCAAATGCCATCTGATAGTTACCCGCCTCACTACCGGTATAGATACCGAACTGATCCGCATTGAAGGCAATGGTGGATTTGTAGGTGCTACCTGATGGCTCAATGCCGATCGCCATACCCGAACTGTAGAACTGGTCGTCACGCTCGATGCCAACCTGCAGCGTATAGAATGCCTTGGCTGTGCCATCGTCCTGAACAACAGCTGTAAGCTTCTCATTAACAGCTGCAGTAAGGTCACCCATCTGGGCCTGTACTTGGGTTTCAAGCTCGGCCATTGCCAGAGATACTGTAGCGATAGTTGTTTTCACTACAATCACGTCAGCGCGAACTTCACCATTAATGGCGAACTGATGGTCAACGATTGAGTTGTTATTGAGGGCGTTCTGCAGCATGCCTTCAATATTGGTGCTGATGTTTCCGGTGAGGTTTTCGAACGCCTCAGAGTTACGGATTCCTTCGTCAATCAGTTCAATCATGCCGGGAATGTCAGATGAAGCCTGCCCTGACACCTGAACGAATGGTGATACACCAAATGCATTTTTGGTGCGCACATACATGTAATACGTATGGTCGGCTTTTAAGCCATGCAGCGTCCACTGAGATGCGCGCCCGAGAAACTGTGCTTCATCATCTACCGCGCCAATGCTGCTGGCCGGTACCTCTCCGGTGTACCAGAACTCGAATGATGTGTCGGTAGTCGCCGTGACATTCATCACCGGAACGATGTCAGCGGAGAAGATTCCAGGCGTCCACTGAATGAACGATGGTGCACCCGGCGCGCCGATCACCAGACTTACCTGTGTCTCAGCACCCTTCATGCCATTCTCATTACGACCGCGCACGCCCAGCGTGTAACTGCCAGCATCCAGCCCGTAAAAGTCATAGCGGAACTGGTCACTTTCATACTGCGCTACAACCTTGCCCTCTGTGCTGTACACATAAAGCTCGAACACGATTTTCTTGGTTAGCGTCGCCGTTTCCCACGTTGCCGTTACCTGCACAGTTTCGGTGTTGGTGTTGATGATCCGTAAGTTTTCGATGTTCGGCACGCGATAGCCATTCAGGGTATCGTTTGGCATTTCGAATACTGCGCCATCATCAACAATCGCCTGCTTGTTCGGGTCGTGCAGAGTGGCAGAGATGCTGTAGACCGAGTTGTTATCGTCTTCTGAAATACCCATGATGCGGAACAGACGCGGCGCCACTTCACCAGTGCTGATCACGAATACAGTGCCGTCTCGTACCCAAGAGGGAGCCGTTTTTAGCGTAATCACGCGCCCCGCAACACTGGCAATCTCGTACTTAACAAATCTCCCGTTAGAGCCCATTAGCGACATTGAATCACCGCCGCCGGCTAACGTTGAAACATCAGCATCCACAGTGATGGTTTTGGCGGCGTGAGAGATGATTCGACCGCCCAAGCGCGTGGCCGCATAGTTGTTATCCATCACCTCAATGATATCTCCGGGAATGAAGCGGATCGCTTCACGCGCCATTTTGAAGGTGATCTTCTTGGTCTCTCGCTTGGCAGTCTCCAGCATCCATTTTCCGGTGCGGTAAGCCTGCCCGCGAGAAGTGCAACCGAAAGCCTCCATCGTGGTTTCGTTGTAGCCGTAGCGGTCGATCATCTCGTCGTCGGAGACGTATTCCTTAACCTGTTCCCAGCCGTTGTTCGGGTCAGTCCAGGAAACCACCACCGCGTTGTAACGTTCTGAGCGCTTCATCGAACTGTAGGTAAACAGGCCGTCTACCACGTTGGCATTGGTGATGGAAGCGACAGGGTCTTGCGGGTTGTCCAACATCACAGAGAAGCGCATGCCGTCCCACAGCGCGATGCCACGGAACATACCGGCAATGTCATCCAACAGGTCGCGGGCGCTCTTCTGCTCAGTGATGTAGGCGTTTAGCGTGAAACGAGGCTCCTGCCCGCCGTAACCGTCATCAACGAGCTGATCGCAGAATTGTGAGAGAATGTACAGGCTGCCGTCATCCACATCGACATAGCCAGCGCGGCGCGCCAGACCGTAGCGGTTGTTCTTCACCAGCGCGCGGAATATCCATGCCGGGTTGTTCGTCCAGGCTGACTTAAATCCACCAAGCCAGATTCCGGTATGAGTGCGGGCGATCGGGTCGTAGTTATCCGGCACATCGACAATCAGGCCGCGCAGGTGGTACGTGCGCGTTGGCGTGTCGGTGTACTGGTCACGGTCAACCACGCATCCAGCAACGGCCGCATATGGGTATGACAGATTGTCATCGGTGATTTCGGTAAAGCTGTTCCATACCGTGCCGTTGTTCAACAGGTCGCTGCTGCTGTCGGCGGTGACGCGGCGCAGGCGAATATCAAAGGGCTTAGTCTCTGGCGCATCAAACAGGTGCGCTTCAAGATATTCTCCTGACTGCTTTCCGCTGATTGTCACCGTCTTCTGTGTCTGCCAGGCACCGTTACCAACACGGGTTTCGATTACCATGGTGACAGCCGTCTCCAGCTGGTTTCCCTTCGTATCCTGCTGAACCAGACCAGATACACCAATGTTCATGCGCACGCGGTCAACATCGGTGTCGGTAACTGTACGCACCAGCGGCGTTCCCTGAGTCACATCGGTATTGACCACCGTTGTCGCTTCAATGGAGTTGAAACCGTTGATCGGTATCTGTGTTGCAGTTCCCGGCCGCCATGCCACGCTCACGCCGTTGATAGTCGCGTTACCTGCAGAATCTGTCACAGGCGTTTTGTTCAGCATGAATGATGAGAGGTGACTTTGATCTACGGGTCCGTATATTGGACCTTCACTGATGAGGTCGAGAACGCGGAGGAATTGCTTTGATTTGAGGTTGTCGTCGATTAGTTTCGGAGTGCTGCCACCACCGCCGCCTGAGCCCATGCTGTCACCTTAGCTGATAGAGATATTCCAGTCCTGATTGTTCGTGGTATCGATACCCAGGCTGATAACATTTGAGCCAACCACCATTTCACCGAGAAGTAGCGGCACCGGCCGCCCCTGTCCGATGCGGTTTTCCGCGCTGGTGAATGAGTTATTCGTGATGGAGTTGGCGTCCTGATCCGCTGATGTCTTCGTCTTCATATGCGAGGTCATGTAGAGCGAATACGCCACTGAGGCAACCGCCACGGCAACCATGATCCATGCTGCGGCCACAGCCGAAATTGAACCCTCCACCACGGGAACGATAAGCACGCGTGCACCGTCTTTAACGTGGCGGTTCATGTGAAATTCGAGGTTGTCGCCGCAGACGTCGCTGCCATCGATGCGCATGCGGATCCGGGTGTTGTAGAAATCGCGTTTGAATGCGGGACACTGCGCCAGCAGAAGGCGTAACCCTTGTGCTGGCGTGTCGACGTTCATTGTGATCTGGCGGAAATGTCGTCGTAAATTCCCCGCAAATCCAAAAGTGAGCATTTTTCGTGTCTCCAGATGGAGTGAATTAGAGGGACGTGAATCTGTCGCAGCGGCTCGCGGCGGCTGAGCTTGCCGTGAACTTCGTGGTGGAGAATGATGTTGTCACCCAGCCAGATCATTGCGTGGCACGGGTCGCATTCAGGGAATGCGCGCCGGATGATTACATCGCCTGGCTGAATGGCGTCGAAGCCAACCTGATGAAATCCGTTGGCCGCGATGTTTTTCAGATAGAGATTTTCACCGCGTACCCACCAACCGTTGGTTCGCTCGAAGTCCGGAAGGTCAATGCCGCAGAGGTGATAGGCATCGCGGAACAGCGTGTAGCAGTCCGTTTCACCGTGCACGAACCGGCGACCAAGCAGATGCGGCACCGGGCGAAACTTACGCAGCCGCCCGCTACTCGCCAGCCACCAATCAATCCCGGTTGCCAACTGCGCTACACGGTCAGCGCCGGATAGCACCAGCTTTGGTTCAGGATGAGAATGAAAAACGGCGGTGATTTCTCCCGCCGCTTCTGCTTCCAGCCACTCTCTGTCATCGATCCGGAAATTGCTCGCCGGATCAGGATGCGAGTTGCAACATCGCCACAGGCGATTGCCATTGATAATCAGCCCGCAAACCTCGTCACCCGATGAGGCGACATAGTTCAGGCATTCAGATTCAAGCATCAGGACACCTTGGCAGAACCGGGATAGCCGCCGTATGGCAGCGCGGAGGGTTTGGCGAATCGTAAACGGCACCCGCTGCGGTGCTTTGAGCACTTATCGCGGGACAGGTCAGATGTTGGATTGTCCTTCTCATCGGCCACCGCGCCGCCGGAATAGCCGCAGCCATCGCCGCGATACACCCACTGGCACACGTCAGCCAGGATGGTGCGCGCCGGGATAATGGCGTTATCACAGTCCACTGGCGTGGCGAGGTTGTAGGTGACAGTCTCGAACGTCTCTTCTGCCATCTCTTCGATGACATAGCGGGAGACAGCTTCCATCGTCGAATCTGCATCAGCATTACCGTTCGGGAAATTCACTGCGTCCAGATGCTTTACCAGTACCTGCCGGCGCGTCACCACGGCGCCCAGCGCATCATCGAAATCGTGGTTGATGCCGGTAATCAGACCGGTGATGTTCGCTACCTTCATCGTCGGGCGCGAATATGTCCCCTCCGATTTAACCTCGAAGCCTTCAACGTCGATCGGATAGGCCGAGTAAGCGCGCCCCTGCCAGATGACATCGTTGTAATAGCCGTTTGTGCCCGCGTGAAAGCGGATAACATCGCCGCCGAACGACTGCAGATCGACTTCAAACAGGTCGAGCATCGCGCCGACATCGGCATCAACGCTTTCAATGATGAGTTCTGCTGGTATGTCTCTCATCGCGGCACCTGCTCAAACGTTCCGGTTAGCGTGTAAACACCTTTGTTCTTCTGCATCGACCAGGATCGGCATACATACAGCCCCTGAATGCCGGTATCAGGTGGCGTCCAGTAGAACGATTCAACAGCCATGCGAGCGACAAGGAAGGCTCGAACTTCCTTTGCCAAGTTTGGCCGTGAGCACTTGTCATCGTCATAGCCAATGAAGGTCAGCGGGTATTTACCCATGAGCGGATTGATACCATTTACCTGTCGCTGTTCGTAACGATCGCCCAACTTCACGACTGTGACATCAGGCGTGTCTTCGCCCGTAAAGCCCGATTGCGGGCTCCATGTGAAAGTTTTTGGCATGGGATGTCCTATTTCTTGCGGGATTGAAGCATGCCACCCGGGCGAGTGCTTTGGTCTTTGATTTGATAAAGCGCCACCTGCTTCATCATGCCTGCCATCTTCTGCATTGTTGCGTCGTCAATGCCGTTGGTCGTCTGGATATGGAAATGCACTTCCTGCTGAATACCGCCGCCGCCATCACTTCCGCCGCCAATATCCTTATTACTGATCACCGACCCGTTATCGCCGGGGATCATGTACTGGTTTCCATTGCTGGCCTTGAAGATTTCAGGCTTACCGCCTTCACCTACCCGGTAGATGCTGTTTCCGTCAACGGGCCCACCTTTTTCTCGGCCGCCGCCGTAGGAAATACTGCTAATTGCGCTGACCATCTGCCCCCCAGCTGCAACTGCCTGAGCAATCGCGGGAATGTTTGCAGGGTATGGAAGCGCCATTGCATTGCCTATGGCGGTTTGTAAGTTAAGTGCTGCCTGAGCAACTGCGAATCCTTTGCTTATGGCGAACATGGCTTGGTAAGCAGCGCTAGACTTACCGGCAGCCTGCCCAATGGCATCTGCGACTGCACCGACAGAGTCAGATGTGGCGCCAAGCAAATTGCTCATGTTCTGTTGGTAGGTCTGCCTTTCAGTTATCGCAATTTGCTCGCGAGCATTGGCAGCCTGTTGCTGAATAGAAGTTTTCGCATCTTCATACAATTGAGCATTTTGAAGGTCAATTGCTTGATAGTTTGCGAGTGCTGCGAGTTTTTTCTGTTCTTGCTGGTCAATCTGAGCAACAGGATCAACAGCTTCGCCAGTAAGCGGGTTAACTGATGCCTTACCAGCTGCCACCTCCTGATTTGCAAAGTTTTGACCCTGTTTGATCTGTGCCTGTTGCTTGAGGGCGTTATTCTGGTCCCATATCTTGGCCGCATACTCTCCTGCCTGAAGAATCTGAGCATCGGTAGCGCTTTTGCTTAGGGATTGTTGTGCCTGGAGAATGGCTTGCGAACGAGAAAGCTCTTTAGCTGAGTCCGCAACCTGATCAGACTTCTGACGAAGTACCTCCAACTTTTGCGCATCTGATTCAGCCTGCGATGAAGCTTTTTTTCCTCCCGCTGCTGAGGATTTTCGCGCGCTGGTATTCTTTTCTGTCGCGGCATATTCGTCTTGAAGTGCCTTAATGCGCTTGCTGTCTGTGATACCAGCATCTTCCGCATCATATTGCGCCTGCAGTCTTGCGCGTGCTTCGCCCTCTAACCTGGATAACTCCAGTTTTCGCTTCGTGGACTTTTCAAGTTTGCTTAGTTCGTCTGCGGCCCCTGCACCAGCTATCTTTATCGGTTGGTTACTTGCCGAAGCATTGGCTTTTGAGATTGCTGCCAAATCTCCTACAAGCGCTGCAGCCTTATTACTGACTGCGTTGATTCCCTCTGCCTGTGCTGCCCAGCCATCGAGACCAAGAAACGAGTAAGTTCTGGCGCGGCGGGCAAACATGTCAGCCGTGCTGTTCAGGTCTGAAATCTGCTGGGTCGCGCTTGGAACCTTTCCAGCAAGCCTGTCGATTGCCGCAGTTATGGAGTCGATAACATGAACCATTCCGGTGCTTGCGCCAGTGGTGTCATTTATCTGCTTCACTAACTCCTGGAATGAAATCGTCAGGCTGTTTGTTGCCTGATCCACGGTGCGCGGTAGCTTTGAGAACTCCTGATTTACCAAACCTGTCTGCGTAATGATGGCATTCAGCGCATCCTCTGCTGATAACTTGCCCTCAAGCATGCGTTTGCGCAGCTCACCAACTGAAATGCCAAGGCCTGCCGCCATCTGGCGCGCTAACTCAGGCATCTGCTCGATGATGGAGTTAAATTCCTCCGCGCGTACCGTTCCGCCTGCAATTGACTGCCCAAACTGGCGTAAAGCGTTAGCCATCTCTTCAGTAGATGAGCCACCAATGCGCCCAATTTTCTGAAGGGTATCTGTCAGTGTGAGGATCTGCGCGTTGCTTGCTCCAGCGCTCTTCAGGGATGAGGTAAGTGTTTCCCAAAGCTTCTCTGTGTCCTTCAGACTGGAACCTGATGCAGACGCGATAGCTGAAAGCGCCTGAAACGTCTCTGCGCCCTCTTTCGCGCTTGAAGACAGTCGATCAATGCGCGCCTGCAGCTGCGTCATTGTGTCTGCAATTTCAAGGAACTGTTTGCCGTACTGAATCAACTGAGAGATAGCGATAGCAGACGCTATTGCTGTCAGCCCGGTTTTCAGCCCGCCCATAATGCCGGTAGATTTCTGCTGAACAACATTAGCTTGGTCTTGGGCCTGCTTCAGGTCATAAAGTTTTCCGGCCAACTCCCCGATTTCTTTACGCTGTGTCGCTGTAGCTGTGGAACCGGCCTGTAAACGTGCCGCCAGCATCGCCGCGCTTCGTGCACCATTCTTTTGTTCTTCAGTGAGAATAGCGATCTGCTGAGTCAGGCTGGAAGAAAGAGAGCGTAGTTTTGCCGCATCATTAGCCTGCTGTGCCGCCTGCTTGGATGCGAGCATAGTGGCGCGCGCTGACGCATCCTGGGCTGCCTTCATGTCGTAAAGCTTGCCGGTTAGTTCGCTAATGCGATTCTTTTGGTCCTGCGTTGCGCCTTCGCCCGCTTTTAACTGTGCTGCAAGGATAGCCGCGCTACGTGATCCTGACTCCATCTCAGTGCTAAACACCGATACGTCGCTTTCCAGTGATGCTATGGCTGACTGAGCGCGCTGCATTGCCGCCGTATTTGCAGCAACTGACTTCGCTGACTCTGCAGCTGCTTCTTTAACGTCGAAAAGCTTACCGGCAAGATTACCAATTTCTTTTGTCTGCGCTTCAGATGCATCACCTGCTGCTATCAATTGTGCAGCCAGGACAGTGGCGCTGCGCGCTCCATTCTGGCTGGCCTCTTCTAGCACCGCGATTTCATTACCTAGGCGCTCCATAATCTTCGCCGCTTGGCTGGCATCGTCAGCGGCGCGGGCCACGGCTTTGCCGGTTTTTGATGCGGAACGCTCAAGCCCATCCATGTTACCTGATGCTTTGTCAGCACCTTTTCCCATGGCATCAAGCGCGGCGTTGGCCTGTGATGATCCCTGCAGAAGCGGGGCAATATCAGCGCCAACCTCGTAGTAAATGTCTCCGACTTTTTCTGACATCACGATCTCCGGGCAATAAAAAACCCGCTCGAGGCGGGTCAGTCACTTTTAGCTTGGGGTTATTATCCCCTGATTGCAGCTATGACTTGGGGGCGCTGTAATTGTTCGATGAGGCTATAGGTTGTGCCCATTAGTCCCAGGACATGCTGTGATAAATACTTGTACCGCGTAGTCGCAGGATGGTGCAAAAGCCTTGACGTTGGGTTGCTCAAAACTTGCTGATCAAGGTATTTTGTATCTAACGAATAATTAATGAGTAGAAACCATGCCAGCGATCAATAAACGCATACAACTTGAATGCATCCTGGATGATATGGACGATGCACAGGTTGAAATTGTTCAACTAAAGATGGTTATTGGTCTGATAATTGCTAAATTGCCACCCGAAAAAAGACAAGAAATTCTTCAGGAACTGCGCAGTTTTGGACTGGGCAATAGCGCTCAAGAGTTCACTCAGTTTGTAGTGGAATGAGATGAAAATCTGAGAACTGATCTTCAATTTGGATGGAAAATATTCCGCCCCGGCAATAATTCTCATGCAGACCAATAACAGGCAGATCTGATGGATGACAACATCCATATGGAAAAGAAAGCTTAATCAGGCGGGCTACTCAGCCTTTTTAACTTTCTATTCTTTCTAGCCAGATAATCATCAGCCACCGCGTCATACTCTTCTTTAGTGAAGCCCTTCTGGTCCGGGAACTTCGCAGCCAGCAGCATCTGGAACTCGGTCATTGTGAGCTTTTCAGCCTCATCGCGAGACAACTCTAATCCGATACGCGCGGCGCTGATGTATTCAAAGGCATTGAATCCTGTCGTAGACTCGCCTCCCTCGTGGCGCTGCAGCTTTCTCACCTTAGCCTTACCGATTATGCCGTGCTGAATGAGCGATTGTGCGATCAGCACCATATCCGACACTGGCATGGCGCCCTTACGGTAAACAAAAGACCAGCGGCCAGTGCGTCCAGGGCGCAACTCACCAACCAATGAGCTGACATTGTCATCACAGCATGCGGAAAGCACATTCATAGCCGAATAAATCACGGGCTTATTAAATTGCGGCCTGCCAATGTACGTCATCAACCACTGAGGGATGCCGCCATAAGCCGCGACAGAGCGCCGAATAAGGGACGTATACTCGTCGTTATGCAGGTCATAAAAGGCCTGAACTATCGATTCCGGATCGCCAATACGCATCATATTTGCGAAGGATGGACGGAAAAAGTAATCATGGTCGCCCATTGAGACCAGGCACTCGCCAATCTCTTTGTATGGTGTCATATGGTCTCCATAAGCATTATCAGGGGCAGCACGCTACCCCTTGGAATGGTTACGAAGCGGTAACCGTTACTGCGCAATTGGCGGTGAAACTGCCATCGGTAGATGTGAAGGTGATCGTCGCACTACCCGCTGCCACCGCAGTGACAAGGCCTGTATTGCTCACGGTGGCCTTAGTAGCATCTGAAGTTGTCCAGGTTCCGGTGCGGTCGGTTGCATCAGTTGGCTGGACTGCGCCCGTTAATTGGCGCGTAGCTCCAACGGCGAGCGATGCTGTCGCCGGTGCAATAGTCACACCAGTTGCTGGAATGGTCTCGTCGGTGTCGATCACCTGAATGGTACTGGCATCACCCACCTTAAACTCAGTGGTGATTGGCACAATGTCGTTGGTCCCGCCGCTAGAGCTAAGAGCAGTGATGTTCATGTAACCAATGAACGTGATTGGACCGTATTCTAGACGAACCCAAATACCAGGCTGTCGGCGGTTGGAGATCTCAGTGTGGTAATACTTAATCAAACGACCAACGCCATATTGATCAAGCTTGTCCTTCTTACGAACTTCACCCTCAAAACTAATGGTGAAATCCGAGTTGGTTACGATAGTTTCAACATATCCCTTGCCGTCATCAGCATCACTGGTGACACTATTCGGGCTGAAGTCGAAACCTTTTGTTGTACCGGCCGCCAGTGCTTTCCATTCCGATTCCTGCGGCAGCGCATCGCTGCAGCCATCGGCAACTTCAAGCACAACGGCGCCACCGAACAAACGTTCGTTGCTGTTCTGGCATTCAGCCATGTTTTATTCCTCTTTGACGTTTTAGGAGCTGCCGAAAGTGGCAACAAACTGAAGTCGATAGACCAGACGGCCTTCGGTGGTGAGAACGGGAGCAGGTATGCCACCAAGGTTTTGCAGATAGCCGATACAGTTGTCAGACATGGGGTTTCGCTGGACGTAGGAGATGATGGACTGAACCACTTCATCAACTACACCGTTGCCGCCTTTGGCACCGACCACATCCAGAAGGACATAATATTCAGCACCAAGCTGGCTGCGTACCGCGCTACCACCATTTGGGCGAAATACCATGAACTTATCCGATTCTGTACCAGTGTCACTCCAGACAAGCAACTGCGTTTTAAACCCGTCCGTTAGACCTGCATCCACCATGTAATTACGCACGCGCGTATGCATTGGAGGATTCAAAGCACCATCTCCCTTTTGATCGCTGCACTGATGGCATCGCGCGAATCCTCAAAGCCCTTGGACAGAAACTCTTTCTGAGCGGTTGAGCGCTTGAAGTTTTGCGGGATATTAGGGTCGTGAACGTAGACGGCATAGTTGGCCGAATAACCTACGCGACCAACAATGCGTGTTCCGCTCGCAGTCACCTCACGGTACTGGCTATTTAGCAGCGTTGATGTGTCGATTGGGGTGTAGAGTGCCGCCTGAGACGAACCGATGATCAGCACGCTCTGGATGGCTCGCAAAACCCTCCGCCCCTGAATATCATTGATGACTGCATCAAGGTTTCTCTTAGCCTGCTCAACTCCACGTATTTTGATGCCCATGGTCACACTCCCGTGATGACCGCCCAGTCATCAGCAGTACGCTCGAACGTATCGGCGTACTGAATTGACTGCATGATTTCGTCAGCGCCCGCAGCCATGGGGTCAGACTCAGCCGATGCGCCGATCAGGATGTAGTCGCCAGGGGTAGCCAGCGCATATTCAGTCCAGATGGTGTTTTTAACGACCTTCTCTACACCGATAGCGCCGAGGCGTTTAGACAGGCCGCCCTGATAATCACAGGCGATGACTAACGGCTCCGACCATCCAAGCGAATCGCCATACTCATTGAGCCCGAGTCTGCGCCAGACGGTCGCCTGAGCCGTGTAAGACCAGCTCGCTAATGATGACATTTCACGCCCTCCAGCCCAGTACAATGGGCTTTTCAGCGGCAACACGTCTGCAATTGAACACCCACTCACCGCCGCTGTTGATGTAGCCGGTTGTTTCCCGGCCAGTGGACGTTTTAAGCCAGACGCGATCGTAAGGTTTCGGCGGTGATGATGGGGGTTGCCAGTTCATCAGCAGCCCCCGACAACTTCGAAGAAGCCAACCGACACGCCAGAAAGAGGCAGGCCAGCAAGACAGCCGTTCGTATCCCATGACAGCAACTGCCTATACAGGTAATCCGTACCGGAGCTGTCGTAGGTGAACGAGCGTGAAGCGCCAGACGGGGCAGACTGAGAAGCTATCTTTCTGGCACCGGACAGGGCGGCCAGTCTCGCGGCTGCATAGATAAGCATGAGCTTCTGCAGGCTTTCGGAGTAGCCCGCCCCGTCCATACATGTAGACGTGGCGTTTACCTGGTCGAGAAGTAACTGCAGGACAGCATCAGGAACCGTGAAGCCCAATTCAGCCATCAGCGGTTTGACGTCTCCCAGCGTGATTTGGGCTGCCATGGTTATTTCGCCTTCTTGGTTGCTTCCACCAGGTCAGCTTCAGCTTTATCAGCACGGGCTTTCTCGGCTTCCAGTTCAGAAGCATGAGCAGTTTTCAGCTGTTTCAGCGCGGCTGCGTGGGCTTCATCCTTTGCATCTGCATCAGACTGGGAAATTTTCAACTGCTCCAGCGCGACGTTCAGTTGATCCTGAAGCGCAAAAGTGTCAGTGCTATCCGGCGCTGACGGCGTGGCCACTTCGAATACCAGTTTTTCACTGGCCTTCTCTTTGGATGTCTCAGCCTTGCCTTGCTCGACCCACTTTTCAGCGATCGCGCTGTCCACGTCATAAACCTTACCAACCTCCAGTTTCTGGAAGTTGGCACCAGCAAAGAGGTTTGCTGCGATGATCTTTACGAGTGCCATGATCTTTCCTTAGCTCGAGGCGTGGATGACAGAGAAGTGGCCGTTGATGTCCTGCTTAACCATCAGGCCAGCAGCACCCCATGTGCGCCAGATGTAATCGCTGTTGTAGAACTGGCGCGGATCGGCAACAGTGCCGAAAGCCTGACCTACGATTGGGGCGATAACACCGGCCGCCAGCGGAACAATCACGATTTCATTGCCTGACAGTTCGGAATCTTCTTTGATTGCCGAGATACCAGCCAGTTTCGCAATTTCTTCCAGCACGGTTCGCAGAGAGTTCACATCGAAATACTGTTCCCAGTTCGACATGATTTCGCTTGAGACGTACCAGGTCTGCTGACCGTACTGCATGTTTTGCAACTTCAATACATCACGCAGCGCGATAGCGCCCGCACGCATGGCTTTCACATCGGTGCTGGTTGCGAAGTTAACTGTCAGAGTCACTTGGGCGACACGTTCATCGTGGCGTAAGCCCTTCCACGTTTTACCGTCGAAGTTGATGAAGTTGCCCGCCGGATCGCGGAAGCCTTCCCAGATGTAGTCTACATACTGACGGCGAACATCATTCACCGAACCAGCCTGCGCATCAGCCAGAGAAGCCAATGCAGAGCCTTTGTTGAAGACCGGATCACGCCAGTTGAACTTGAAGCCAGAATCATGGATAGGAACCATGGTGCCGTCGAAGGTGTAGGACTTCGCATCAAGTGCCGCACCAATCTGGCCGGACATGGAAGTGTGAGCCCAGCCGCGACCGCCGGTGCGAGCGTACTCATACACTGACTCTTCCAGGCGAACTGAGCGAGACAGCGGCATCAGGTCGTTAAGAAGCGTGAACTCAGTGTTTGGCTCGAACTCAGCCAGAACGGTCTGGTCATACGCGCGGTACAGGCGACGAATATCGTCGACTGCGTTAACTGCATCCAGTTGCGGGGCATTGGCCGCTTCACCACGTACACGGGTGCGGGCAATGAAGTCAGCAGCAGCCTGAGCGCTGGCATTACGGGCAAACTCCAGTTCGCGGAACTGAGCAGTGTTTGCCTCAAGGTTGCGCGTCTCAGTTGCCATTCGGGTGGAGAATACAAACATTCGGTGCTCCTTACTTAATGACAACGCGCAGGAGATCACCTGCAGTCGCGATGGTGGTTGAGCGGTCTTCTTCCACAAAGGCGCGGATAGATTCATCAGCAGCTAACGCTTTTACACGACCATTGGCGATCGACAGCGGTTGGCCCTTGGTGTAGGTGCCAGTCGCGGCCGGCACGTTGAAGAAGACACCAGGCGTTGGGTGCATCGCTACAACCCAATCGCCCGCGGCAATCGTGTCATCAACCGTTTTGCAGCGCAGATAGTCATAGTTAGCCACATACAGGATCGCCTCTTCGTTACCATCTACCGAGGCAGTGAACTTTTTCGTGGTGTTATCGAAGAAGCCAATGGTGCCGGGTTGAGTGTCAGCCGCCGCGGCGCCTTCACGATGAAGTTGCGGATTAGCAAAAATGCCACCCGCATGGATGACGTGCTTTCCATCTTTAGCCATTTCTTACTCCGGCATTTCGCTGAATGAATTGGTGTTGTTTACCTGACGCAGACCGCCGTTCAGACCCGTGGTTGACTGGCATTGCGCATACAAGCCGTCGAGAGCAGCGCCATCGAGGGCATTAACCGCCAGATCTTCAAGCTGGAACTTCGCTTTAACCGCGGCGCGCTTTTCGGTCTTCTCTTTGTCAGAGTTAACGGCGAGGCCGTTTTCAATGGTGCTCAGTTTTTCGGCGAAGGGCTTGAACCATGCCGGAGCCTCTTCGCTGTTAGTGGCGGTTTCTTTGGCTTTGCGGTCAGCCTCTTCTTTATCTTTCTTGGCCTTTTCATCAGTTGCAGCTTTCGCTGTTGCTTCTTCGGTGGCCATCTGGTTGTAAGCGTCCATCAGCTCAGCATCGGACTTACCTTCAACGTCAATGCCTTTCGCTTTCAGCGCATTTGTGATGAGTTCTTTCATCGGGTTTGCTTCCTCTTTGACGGAATTGCTGTTGGCGCTGAAAAACGCCTTAAGCTGGGTAAAAAATGATTTGAGTGCGGGGTCATGCGGTGAATCGGTATCTGGTGAATGGCCTTCCGAAAGGTTGACGACTTCCAGCTCTTGTTCGGTGCCATCGGAGTTGACGAAGATGCCAACGCCCTCTTCTGGCGTCCCAGCCCCAGGTTCATCGAGCAACACGGCAACGTGGTCAAACATCATGTTCGTGGCGATTTCGTTGTATTTTTTGCCCTTCGATTCACCATTTGCAGCTATGCCGGAATAAAGCAGGCCGGTAGAGATGTGAATTGGGTCCACATTGGCTTTGGATGCCATTTCGTCCAAGCGGTTGATCAGGCGCTTGCCATTGTCACTGCCTTCGGCATAGCGGCGGTCAACGTACATGTCGCCAGTGACTTTGCCGTCAACGTGGCTGACGTTCTGGAGCCATGCGCCTACGTGGTAGTTGTTTACTGCGCGGACATCGCGGGCCGATACGTGCTTGCCGTCCACCTTTGGGTGACCGAACGGCATCGGATTTCGCTCAAGCGTGTTAAACGCCTTTTCAATTTCTGCTGCCGGGTACAACTTCCGGTTCATCACGATGTCATCGACAACGGGCGTGATTCCGCGAACCACAATATGTGGCTTCCCGTCGATGGTTTCAGTGGTGATGTTTGAAGCGGAGTTGACGACGGTCAGCACGTTTACGCGGTTGCGCTTCATGCTGTGTCCTCATGGGGGTGATAGGTTAAGCGGCCTGCTGCCACTCCTTGCGCTCTTTGAGCAGCCTCTCAACAAGGCCGGTATTCACTATCTTGCCGTCATCATCGAGGATGACCGGTATCTGGCTGCAATAGCAGTGATAGCGGTTGCCGTCACGGCTATACCACTCACGCACCTCGTCAACAGTGCGTGTTTTCCCATGCCAGAAAGCATGAGTTGTTCGCGTGGTTGGCTTTAAGGCTGATAGGTGCAGTAACGCGGTATTGAGGCCAAGCCGTTCTTTTGACCATTCTGTTTCATTCCATTGAGCCTCGCGCAAAGCGCCAACCTGCTCGGTCTGCGCCATGTTCTTGGCTCTCGCCATCGATACATCAAGCCGCTTGCTGACGATCCGCGCGGTTTCCCGTGGGTTAATTCCCCGGCCAATCGCATCGGAAATCACGTTAGCCAAGTCACCACGCGCCCTGTCGGATTCGAGTAGCCAGTCGCTGTACGTAGAGACGTAGGCCGCCGCCACCTGATTCTGATAAGCAGGACTGCTTAGCAGTTGCGCCAGCGTGGTCTGCTGCTCATATATCGGAGACTGCACGGACAGATTCGTGAAAGCCTGATGCGTGCCGCGCTCATACTCGTCAGATACGTAACTCAGCGCCCACAGGTTATTACTGCCACCTTCGAGCAATGCGTCATCGAGGATGATTTGAATGCGCTGTAACAGGTCAGCCAGTTGGGTTGCCGTCATGTCGTAGACATATGCGCCTGCATTCACCTTGTAGATGACATTGCCGTGCAACGCATGCGACTGTTGGTTGGTGCCACGCTCCCGGCCAGTTAGTCGCTCATCGAACAACTGCTTTAACGCCACCTTGATGCGGTAGTAGCGGTTGACAATGTCGCGGAACATCCTGTTAACTGGCCTGGCGGACTGTGTCGGATCTGCCTTGTTGCGGGGTATTACCGGCGTCCGGATTAGCTGGAGGGTCGTCACTTAGCGGGTCTCCCGGTGGCACCGTTGGCGGCAATTCGTTTTCTGGCAGCGGCTCCAGCTCTCCAACAGCACGAATCTCGTTCTGTTCAATCGCCGGGGTGCCATACGCTGCCTGTGTTTTCTGTGCCACATCTGCCATTGCCTGCATGTTGGCGATCTTCTCTTTCTCGCTCGGGGCGAGTAAGTCAGACCAGGCCAATGTGACTTCGCCGGATGATGGCGGGTCAATTACGCCAATCGTCCATAGACGCTCAAGAAGTGTTGTTACCACTGCGGTCATGAATCCCCAGCGGCGGCCATTGCAGCGCTTAGCCCAGTCGGCTTTGTCTTCATCAGAAGCAAGGCGCCCGGTCTGCTGCCCAAACTGAATGGTGAACGGACATTGAATTGATGCAGCGAACTCGTTGGCGGTGACTGTCCATGTCGGCTGCGGATCGGCTGCGGCCACAGAGAGAACTGATGTTGTGCCTGACTGAGTTACCAGAGCTGAATCAGTGCCGCGGTTAAGCTTTTGCATTTTCTCATTCATCGCCTCGCCGATATTGGCGTATCCAGCTTCTTTAGCCTGGGCGGCAATGGTAGCCATATCGGTCTGAGAATCGAATGCGATGCCGAGCTGGCGGCTGGCGTTTTTTAGGAAGCCTTCAGAGCTGCCCCCGGAGACCTTCTCCAGATCGAGAAGTTTGTTGTAGCCAGCTCGTAAGAAAGGTACGCCTGATAGCATGTTCTCATCTTCTGAGCCTTCACTCAGGATGAGGATCCGCTCAGGGTGCACCGTGACGCCGCGCACTACGCCATAGGTGCCATCATCGCCCACGGGCTGCTCGTTGAAGTTGTAACTGAGCGGCTGGCTGTAGGTTTCCGACATTGTGTCAGTGTCGAAGTTGCCAGGCTTAACCTGCGATTCCCATGCGGGGATTAGCTTAACAATGGCTTTTTCTTTGAGCTTTGCTACGACGTTACGGTCTACCGGCTGGCTCCACTCACGACCATCCCGAAACTGGATGAGAATTGCCGAGTACCGGCCAATGAGGTTGCGGCGATCCGCATCCTTAATTTTTGGCCAGTGCTTCTTCAACACCTTAGTGACCATCGTTTCCCAGGCGGTGGTTTTGGTAGACTCTTTTGCTTCATCGCCATCGATGATGGTTGGATGATCTACCCAGCAACTATCCAGCACTTTATGCACCGCCGCGTGAGCCACAGCGTTACGCTCGTAAGCGCGATAATACTGTTCAAACCCAATCTGGTCGGGATAACCGAATTCGTCCCATAATTTGGTTCGCTTCGTATTACCATTAACCCCGGCATAAAGGGAGCGCAGACGCCCCACGGTAGCGGCCAGCGCGTTTACTAGGAAGCTTTCCCCCGGTTTTAATTCACTCACTGGTGCTCCTTAGAAGAAGATTGCGCCGACTGACTTGTGGTTGTTCTTCGCAACAGCGAAGTAGCGGAACCCATCGGAGCCGTGTGATGTGTGATCGTGAAGTGGCTTGTCTTTCCAGCAGCCGCGTTTGTCGTCCCACTCTTTGCGATAGCCTTCGAGATGGGTGATACCTTCTGAGCACTTTTCTTCGTCGAATACGCACTTAGGCAGGATTTCACGCACGGACTCAATGCCGGTATCAACACCAGTTTTCGGCACAACTTTGAATGTCATGGAATATGTCTGACCGTCGATTTCGTATCCTTCACGCGCCAACTCTTTGCGGGATTTGGCATCTGATCCAAACTCACGGTTTTCGATATCGTGCGGCCCCCAGTGCTCACCGTACTCATAGCCACGATCTTTCAGCACCTTCATGTAATGGCGCAGACCTTCACCGCTGTTCTCGTAGTAGTCGATGACATGAAATTCCTCGCCAACTTCGCGTACGAACCAGATAGCCGTTGAGTCACCCACGCCGATATCCCAGAACGTGTGAACCGGCAGGTGTGAGTTATCAGGCAAGGTGCCAATGCGTTTGTTGGTATAGAGCCAGCGAAACTGCTTGGCGTAGTACGCGCCCTCGACAGATTGCTGGAATGCTTCAGCGGGTATCGTTGGATACTCGCGCTTCATGTCATCGCCGAGCGTCTTCTCTTTGGCGTAGTACCAGGCTCTCTGGCGCTCGTTGAGGATGACTCCGTGCTTGGCTTCCATCTCATCGAAATAATCAACCAGGCGCTGAGGTAACGCCTCTACCGGGTCGATTGCATAGAGAGGATTCTTCCACCAAGAGAAGAAGAAAAACTTCCAGTCGAGGTTTGATAGCTGCTTACCCTGCAGCTGAGCTTTCTCTGCTGTCTGGCAGTAATCGAAGAAGTAACTGGCACGACCTTCAGCTGTGCTTTCGATGGTGGTGAAGCAATCGCTTGATACCGCCTCAAAGGCACCGGTGACAATCTCGCGAGCTTTTTCAGGAAATTTGGCGCATATCTTCCCGAACTCTGACACGTGCAGGAAACGCAGCGTTCCGCCACGGAATGAGGTGCTGACGTAGAGTGATCCGCCCTTCTTGAAAACCAGTTCGCCAGCTGAGTCATTGCTCGCAGGATTTGCCGCTCTGATTTCCGCTGGCAGTAGGTCATAGGCATACTTGACCTTTTCGCGAAACAGGCGCTTAGCGTCATTCAGCGTATGGGCGATCAGCGCACACTTCGCAGCCTCGAACAAGGCTGCATCCAACTGGATAATGCAGACTTCGGTGGTAAAGCCAAGCTGGCGCGCTTTGAGGATGATATTGCGGGTGTGCATGCCATTGAAGTATTCAAGCTGCTCCGGCGTCATTTTGAACCGGACTGGCTTACCTTCTTTGTTGGTGATCCAGTAGAGGTTGTTCAGTCGCCAGAGCTTGTCACGCAGAAGCGCGAGGTGTTCTGGCTTCATGGTTACCCCTTGGCTAAATCATCCATCAGATCGGAAAGTTTCTTCGTTGACTCGTCGCCGGTTGGTCCGTCGATATCGTAAGCCTGTCTCTCAAGGCCAATCAGCGTTTTGAGGGTATCGGATAAATCTTTCATCGACTTCACTCGGCCCGGCATGCTGATGACCTTATGATAAATCTCGTTGAGTTTGTCGTAGCCCTTATCATCAGGCTGATACATCAACTCGCCCAACTGCTGAAGCGCTGGCACGTCCGCGCACTCTGCTTCGAGTTCATCAAACAAAGAGTTGGCAATATTTCTTGCACGCCGGATGTCACCGCGATGCTCCATGCGAACGCTGGCTATTACCTCTGCGTTTGCCTCAATTAGTATCCGTTCGTTGGTAGCCGTTTCAGTGGATACCTTTTTGGATACCTCACGTTTGGATACCAGCGCATCAGCTTTGGCTTTTATCTTCGCCTTTAGGTCGCGCTCCCATCCATCGCGTTTGGCACGTTTGTTTATGGCGCCGTGAGTAATGCCATGTTGTGAAGCTATTTCTCGGATAGACATCAAACCAGCACGGTAAGCCAATTCGATGGCCTCCCAATCTGGTGATGCCATATTCACTCCAATAAAAAACCGCCCGTAGGCGGTTAGTTTGTCAGGGTGGGATTCGAACCCACGGTCTTGCAGTATTGGTCACGGCACCACTGCTTGATTCAGCTAGTGTCACGCTTTGTCCCGTCGAAGCTTTCGCTAAGCCATCTCGCGCACCTGACTTCTAAATCATACACCAGCTTCGCACCGTGACTAACAGTTATCCCTTGTCGGTGGATTCAGTCACGCCGCTCCCTGCTGGTCACTTTACCTGACAGCAGTGGTATTCTACTAAAAAGAGAAAATTAACGGGCTTCTAAACGATGCTTACCAGTAAACAGAACTATGCTTTGAAAATCATGATGTCACTGAGTGAGGAAAAAGTTACTCCTGTCAGAGAGTTAATTTCAGAAATTTCAATTTCTGTTAGTTACCTTGAAAGCCTGATCGCAGTGCTCAGGGATGAAGGCTTAGTTAAGAGTATGCCCGGCATGTATGGTGGTTACGCCCTGTCCCGGAGTCCCGCAATCATCACGGTGGCTGATATTTTGGCTGCCTTCATCCAGTCAGCTACTCCTTATCCTGTGGTAAAAGCTCTTACATCCGTTTCGCTTAGAGATTTAAAGGATTCGGCTAAAATTACTAATCTCGAGTCATAGTGGCGTGAATATCATCATTTGCACAGTTCGTTAATTTACTGCTGCAATCCGGCTATTTGCTTTCCGTCCCTACAATTCGAACGTATAAAGTGAATCATTCCTGCTCATTCGCAGCTCAGGCATGGGAAGCCACCCGGGCAGCATGAGAAGCCATTGCATTCTGCTTGAATGACTTCACTCGGGAAATCGCATAGCGTATCGCTTTTATCCAGCGAGGGTCGGCTGAAATTATCAGGGAGTTTTTTAGCGAAGTATGTAAACCACTCCATACCATGATGCGTACAGACACATCTCTCCCCAGCCTGTGGTTGAAGTGAGTTAAGATTGAGTTGATTGCTTCTTTGGTTTGCTGGTAGCCGTCCCCCATCTGATACATGCCCGCCAGACGTTTAATCTGAATTTCACACTCAGTCGCAATGTCATCTTGCATGATAAGCTCCGTTTTCGTCTTTGAAATTTGACTTAACGAAGAAAAGTGTAGTTGCTACCACTCAAATTTTCGACCAATTTAACTTCGAGTACGGCAGAGATTTTATCAACCAAACGAATCGGATACTTAAATATTGACAATGGGTTATATTTAAATTGCGCGCTATTTACTTAAGAAATGTCTGGTATTTGTCATTATTACCAAAAGTTTCCGTCAAATCCCGGCAACATATTTTGAAAGGTATACAATTCACCCCGCACTGGTAATGTGCCTTAGTGCATATTCCATGATTAACGAGCAGCATTAATAGCTGACAACCCTGTGTGTGACATCTCCCGCCGTAGTCCGATACGGCGGATTTTTTTTCCAGTCAGAATTTACCTGCTCTTGCAGAACAGCCTTCATTAACGCCCCTCTATCACAACCCTTCACCTCACAGATTTTCATATGTTCAGCTATTGCCAAGCTTTGTACCAGGCCTGCCATCGGTAAGTGTTGAGTCGGAGCGTTCTCACACAATCCGCATTCTCAACATCCGATTGCAAGTCTGCATCACTGTCCTTTCCCGCCGGACTGAGTTTGCATGGCGGGCTCATCAAATCCTGCGATATTGTTGGCCGCGTCGATTGCTCGCTGCCGCAGGCTGACAGCAGCATCATCAAAACGGCACACAGTGCGATTCGGATCCTGAACATATTTCACCACGTCGCGTGTAATGGTTCGATAGATGACTTTTCCATCAGCGTTGGCGGCTGCCGCTCTCTGCTCAATGGGAACCAGCTTGGATTCGGCCTTCTGTTTCTTGATTGCATATTCAGCGTTAACTTTGGCGCTGTGGGCATACCAGCCATTAAGGTAACGAACCTGCCCGTAAACTAAAGCCGCGACAATCATCAATGCGATGGTAATCAGAACGGATCGCAGGCTAAATGTCATTTCTGCCCCCACAAGCAAACTTCGCGCTCAATCTCACGGCGATTCATTAACCCTTTCCACTTTTGTCCCCCCGCGTATACCCATCGGCGCAACTGGTCGCAGGCGCCAGCGGTGTCTCCCTGGTTGATGCGCTGAAGTAGAGTCGAGGTTTTGAAGTTGCCAGCGCCAACGTTATAGGCGAACGAGTAGATAGCAGCGCGGGTTTCATCCGGTATTGGCTTTTTGATATAGGGGTCAATCTGAGCAGCTGTTGTGCGCAGATCCTTATCGAGTAGCGCGCGGCATTCCAGTTCTGTGTAGGTCTTACCAAGCATGATGTCTATGCCAGTGTGCCCATAACAAACAGTCCAGATACCGGCCACGTCTTTATATGGGGTGTATTCAACGCCTTCAAGTGAAGGGATGAGCGTTGTAGCAATAGCAATCGCGCCAGCCCCGCCGCCTACGGCAGCAACTAGCTTTTTCCGTAGAGACGGGGATAGGGACATGTTTACTGATCCTGTGGTGGGTTTGGAACGTATCCACGACGCAGAGCGGCTTCATAAGCACGTGTCTGCCGATTTTTGTAATACAGATTCACCAGGAAGGTGGCGATACCGATTACCACGCCGCTGATTACTGCAATCTGGTTCCAGTCGAGGTCATGAATCCATTGCGACACACTACCTCCGCAGACCAGCGTGCCAGAGACGCAATAGCTGGCACCTGATGCAAGTTTGTCAGGCATAATTTTCATATCCAACCCCATTTAGGGGATCCGCTTTTAAGATTTTGCCGAGGGATGAAGAAAGCGAACCCGGTTATAATTTCAACTGCTGAGGAAGAAACTTTCCAGAGTTCGACATAACCCGCCTTGCGCGGGTTTTCTTTTGCCAGTAGTCGAAAAAAAAGATGCCCGCCACCACTTGGGGATATTCCTTGAGGTCATAGGGATTGGCAGGGGCGAAAACGATAAAGGCTCGCCGAAGCGAGCCCTTATATACGTGAATTTGGAATTGCTATGCCGGGTGCCTCCCGGTGATAAGTACCAGCCAATACTTACCGCTTGAGACCGATCTTGGGAGTAAAGCTGACGCCCCTCCGCATAGGGGGATTCATAGCAATATTATCATATTAGCAGGTTGCCGGAACGCCGGGTGCCTCCCGGTGAACGAAGTGCAGCCACCTCCGTCCGCAAACTTGCGCTGGTTCTTGGCTGATGCCCCGCCGCTTAGGGGGATTCGTTCCAACACTGAATATAACATACGGTGCCGGGTGCCTCCCGGTGAACAAAGCCAGTACACTCTGTCCGCGTTAGTCCCGTCTTGGAGAAAAATGCCGCCCCATTCACTGCCGCCCCGCCGCACAGGGGGATTCACCGTATTATTATAATAACACACCAAAATTAATCTGCTGCGGTGCCGGGTGCCTCCCGGTGAGTAAGTACAGCCATGCTTACCCGCGATTAGGCTTGTTGTTACTCAGGAGAGTAATAGCTGCCGCCCCTTCGCATAGAGGGATTCACCGCATTGGTCTAAATGTAGACCAGATACGCTTGATTATGAAGACTATTCATAATTTTAAGTTGGCATACGAAATCTCAATCAAACATAAAGCAACTGAACTTCAACTACGTGCCCCTGATCGATTAACTTATTATCTCATAAACAAAAGCCCCGTCGGTTAGGACGGGGCTCAGGGCCTGGTATGCGAGATGAATGATTGGACGATAAAACAAATAACACCAGGCAACAGTTTATTTACTAAATCACTATTATCATGTCAAGTTTGACGTAGTAAAGCACAGCTTAACCTGTGCTTCTGAAATTGGTGCGCCCGTTTATCGTCATTGATTAGGTAACAATCCATCGTTAGATGTGGCGCATTGAAATGATACACAATCAATACTAGCCGTAATCTTCGGCATTTCAACAATGTTAATTTTTAATTTTGACGTAGAACAAAGCTCAGCAGTTTACGTCTATCAATATCGTAGTAAAGCCGTGCAGGTACAAATCCGAAAGCGCCAATCGGATTTCAAGTCTGGAAGCATCATCGATGAAAAACGTCAGGAATTCGAAAAAACGCCAATGAAAGACCTGATTAAGAATGTGCTTAAGGTATTTAAACTGATTACGCGTATATTACTCGGCGGGTACTACCCAATCTCTTGAAGAAACTTGAATTTTTATCCCGGAACTTATCATTTCGGGATCTTTTTTCAAAAAGGCCCACCAAGGTGAGCCATGCTTTGCTGAAGCATTATGGCTTATCTGCGATGCCGCTCGTTAGACGGTGAGTAAGGTACAGTCCCCTTAGCCGCTTGCTCAGACAGCCCTCCAGAGCTTTGACTGTTGCCACGCCACTAGGCGTGATTCACCGCATTAACCCCAGCATATAGTTAAGCAATATTTAAGTGAAGTCATTTTATGTCAATATTTTGACTTGATACTAAATGCTCTTTGCATTTAAAGCCGCTAATGGAAACAGAAGGGCCGCCGTCAAGGATTTTAACCCCGTCCTCTGGCACTAGTGCCAGCGCTCTGTCCAATAAGCTAACGGCGGATTAATTGACATACAGGAATAGAATCAGCTGATGATTTTAACCTACACGCCACAAAGAGATTATAGTCGCTACAGCGCCGGGTGCCTCCCGGTGGGCTCGTAAACAATCAACGATACCCGCATGTTAACGCACTTCGATTGTTATGCCCCTCCGCAAAGGGGGATACGTTGTAGCAAAAAAGAATTTAGCATTTGATTAAAACTATATGATTTTAGTAAATAAAAAAAACGCCTACGGCAGCTAACCTTGGCGCTTCTAATCATTCACAGATAATGGAACTGCTCAGTCCGCTTTGCTTCCCGAGCGTAAACTGAATATGCCAGGTCGCCCGCCCTTTGTCTTTAGCTATTGGTGCTATAAATTCTCTTCCATCATTATTTTAGGGGATTTAATTCTCCATTTCACGCTTAATTGCGTAAAACATTTCCCCTTCAAGGATGTCCAGTGCCCATTCCATTCTGTTTCGGGCTTCCTTGAGGCTTATGCCCGTGAAATAGATCAGAGATGCACTTATGTTTTGCACGCTCTTGCGTTTGCAATAACGTAATCTGGCTACGTTTTTAATCGGGTTGTCCTTACCGAATGTTTTCACCATAACCGATTCAACAAAGGCAGCATCATCTGATTCTTTGGCGAGAGCAATGATGTTTGCTGTTGAGGTTTGCGGCATCAGCAGGTCACGGGCTTTGCGGAATAACTCTTTTCCGCGCAAACCTTCACAGTGAAGCTCTGATACGATTTTCTCAATCTGCCTGCCCTTCTGTTCGCTCCATTCGCAACGCATCATAAGGCGGCCGATAACGTTCACTTCTCCCCGATCGTAATCTTCATTGCCGAGGTGCTGCCCCCATACGGTGAGCATGTTACGCACCCACGCCTGTTGAGATGAGTTGATAGTCTTCCACCCGTTACCAAACAGGCGGCGCATGTCCGCAGCGCTGCGTACACCGGCAAGCCTGACGAGTTGCTGGAAGTCTCGTTCAATGCGCATGTCTGAGCCTCTTGAGTTTTGCTGAGTTACAGATGATCCGATAGTTGATTTCCCCCAAGCCAGGCATTCGCAGGAGCGTGAATCGGAGCCACTTCTTTTTGAGGTATTCGGTCATGCTGCTTCGCTCCTTTGTGCGATCAGCTCGCGTGTCTTTTGACGGTAGTGTGCTGCTAGTTCCTGCAACTCTTCCCGCGTCCACTTGCTAATAGGGTGTGGCCCCATAAGGCGATCGAAAGCATCCTGCCCAATTTTCTTAATCAGGTTTGGCGTGTAGTTTTCGATGTTTCCTGAGAGGTGCTGATTGCAGGGAACGCACTGCTTATGGCAGTTGGTTTCGTCATAACGTGTGGCCGGCGATGCACCGCGGGTACGGTAATGACCAGCATCATATTTTCCATCGTGAAAGCGACCGCAACTTATGCATGGAGCGGCGGCATCGCGGGTGCGGATAAACTCGTTGAAGGCGGCTTGAGCTTGTTTGTGGAAGTGTCTGAGGGGCTGTAGTGCTAACTTGCGAATCTTGAGGTGGCGTGTTTCCTGCTGTGCTTCTTTCTTTCTGAACTTGTCCTGCTGCTGTATCCGTTTCTTTCTGGCTGCTGTTGCGAGATGGTTTATCAGTTCGTCCTGGTGCTCATCGCAACACCACCACTGATAAAGAGTAAGAGGCTTATAGCGCTTTTTACATATTCTGCATTTACGCACTTTAGGTATTTTCCTTTCTTCAGGCATTGCACCTCTCCTTACTGCGGTCATCATAATATCTGAGGTCGTCGCCCTTTAGCGGCATAAGGTATTTGGATGGGAAAATACACCAGCCATAATTTCTGAAATCCCTTAATGAGACGGACATTTTGCCAACACATACAATGTCACCTACACACAGCCAGCCGCCTGTGTTAGAAGGCATTTTTCCGCAAGTGCCATCTGGTGCATTGAAAAATTCTCCAGCCTGGACCCAACTCAGTAATGTTACAGACTTTCCGACGTTCTCAGGATTCACTGAGTCAATTACCAAGGCAACGCAACCTGCTTCAAGTCCTGATTTCATCGGATTTTCTCCATATGAACACATTTGGTCCTAATTCACATTCATAAGGACCCGGAAGTTTAAAAGCTATTACAGGGAAGACATGGTTAAAACTTCGGACGTTATCTTTGTTCTAATTTAAATATTAGATGGTAAATACAGAATTGCATGATGGAGTTATGACACTTCATCTGTGCGATTCTTTTGCACATAATCGGGCCAATATTTACTGAGGATGATTGCTGGTACCTTCAGCTTCAGACCGAGCGAGTGCGCCTTACTTGTTACAGCTGACACCGATTTGTTTATAGCGGCAGCCATGACGTGCACAGGAACTTTTCCGGCGACGCGTTCGATATAAGCCAGATCCTTATCGGACCATGTCTTTTTAGCCATTTTGATTGTCCTTCAGTTTTTGATATTCGCTATCGTGGGGAATGGTCAGTGACAGCCCGAACTGCCCGCACCACTTTTCAACCTGATTCAGGAAGAAATGCATGTCTCCGGTATCGAGGCTGGAAGTGTGGCGTGGTTCGTAGGTGGTGACCTTCTCGCCGGTAACGAAGTCGGTGTAAGTGATTTCTTCACAGCCCAGGTAAGTTCTTTTGAGGTTGCGCTTTACCCATTCAGGTGTGGCATCGATACGGCCGGACTTAATGAGGTATTCGCTGATTTCGCCAAACCACATATGGGCCAGGTTGTTCTGCGAAAGGCTACGTTTTTCTTTCCAAGGCCTGAGTATTAGCCGGTAGCATTCGCCAGATTCGAGCAAAGGCAGTAACTGTTGCCCCACGTCGAGGAAGTTCGATTTGTGCAACCGAACCCCTTTATTTGAGATGTCGGCCATATAATTTAACTGGTTTATTTTTAAGTTTTGCTTGATTTCCCTGGTGCTTAGTTTACTTAACGGTGAGGGTAAGCCCAGGAGTGGTCAATGCCCATTGATGATAAAATTCCGGTAATGGCTAAGTAAGCCAATACCAGCGTGAAGATAACAATTGCTGTAATTTCAAGTGACTTTAAAACATGATGCTTAGCCATAAATATCCCTCTTCAGTTTGTGTGTATTGAACCTCCTTACTGAAAATACGATGTTACCGGTAAAGTGCAAGTCGAATTCACACTTTGAAACGTAAAGCAGAACTTATTGATTTTTTGCGTTGCGAACTTAAACCGCTTCGCTTTAGGGCAATCATCGCCTTAATTTCGAATTTTCCTAAGCCCCCCTATACAGCCAGCTGAAGTTGCATGTTGAATTTATCCCGATGCTCACAATAGATGAGCGAGCCGGGACTATTATGCGACTCAATGCGCTCAACCATTAGGGCGGCGCGAGTCTCTTTTGAGGCCGGCGCGTATGCACCAGACCACGCCTTGTCGATTCCTATATTTCTGGCAACGTTCGTGCTATCGGCGCTGGCAAGCGGAAGTTTGGTGAAGATGAGCGGGTTCAGCATACGCAGGCCGTGAAGCTTGGTGATGGGTTGCCCGTAATCATCGGTGACATGGCGAATCAGGTCTTTCATGCGCGCCACTGCGATGTTTGGCCGCTTAACGTCATACTCGCCACAACTGCCTATCGCCACCCGCGGATACGTGTTGCACAGTCGAATAAATCGCTCGTCACTTTCGTTCATGTGCCATACCGGTACACCATAGAAAACACCGTGCGGCCATTCCTCGAGTAATGCCTCGTTCTCAGCTTCACCACCATCGATGACGTCAGGGATTATCGCGAAGTCGAAGCCAGGATTATTTTTCCAGCGCGCTACAAACTCGTAATAATCGCTCCACTCGATTTTATTCCGGCCAGCTGCTTTCCAAGCAGTAAACGCGCCGTTATCGAGGGCGAATGACTGGCAGTATTCAGAGGCGAGGTTAATCTGGCTTGCGTGGGCAAAGGATATGAATGCGTGCCGGGCTTTCCACGCTTTGATGGCGCAGGTGTCAGGCGTTATTGGTCCGCCGTGATAATGGATCATCATTTAACTCCATGTTCGCTGTGAATGCATACCCTGTTTTCTACCGGCAATCGTTGGATAAAGGCACGAAGCAACTGCAGTTTCCATCGCTCATGACTTACCTCGCTTCAGGGTGGCACGGAGCATCGCAATGCCTTCCTGCGCTTTCTCGTTAGTTGATGGGATAGAGAGCTTTAACAGCTGCTTACGCGGCTCGGGTATTTCTTCTCCAGCTTCGATGCGCTGTGACATCTTGCGCAGCTCAGAGCGGCATTTCACGCGTAGTTCGGGTTCACTCAGATTGTTAGCTCGCATCATGCTGTACAGGCCGGTGACCATCCAGTATTCGGCGTTGCTGCCCCACGGATAGTCTTCTGCCGTAACGTAACCGCCGCGTCTGGCGCAGTAGGTCATCACAAGCGAATACAGCATGTCTTCGTCTGGCAGCCCAGCAGCGAAAAATGAGCCCTTCTTGCACCATGCGATGAACTCACCAGGTGACGGCAGGAAAGGCGAACCGCTGGCACGCGCTTCACGCATACCGGCTGAAAGTTGCTGGCGATTGTGAATGCCGTTCTCTGCGAAAGCGGCGATCCACTGGCGCTTGGCTGCTGCTTCGTCTTCCGGACGCTTCCAGGCGGTGCTTACTGATGCCGGGAAGACCTGCTTCAGGTTGGTGAATAGCGCATCAACCAGACGTTCCACGTCTTCGTGTACACCGCGTTCGACAGGTGGCGGTCCATCACCAGCCATGCGGGCCAGCGCGCTACTGTCACGTTTTTGAATTGCTGATACGAGTTGTCTCATAGAAATTCATTCTCCCAGGCCTCGCGGCTGTTCCAGTGATGAGTGGACTCTTGTGGCGCAGATGCATGTCGGTTGCGGTTTGATTGGTTCATCTGAGCCTTAAGCGTGTCCCACTTTTCGCGAAGCTTTACAGGACTCATGACATTGGTTTGCCAGAAGGCATCGGTGTTAGCCCATTTGAACAATTCGCAGATTTCATGATGGGTGCACTTCAGCGCATTGCGCATCAGGCGAATATCGTTAGACCAAGCTGGCCAGTTAGGCTCCTGAGCTGTCGGAGAGACGATGAGTACCTTCGTGAAAATCCACTCTGCCGCTTTCAGGTCGTCGGCTGTACCCCACTTATCGCCTTTCGGTGACTGTACAGCTGCATCAGGACGAAGAGCAGGAAGCTGCTTAAGGGGTGAGTCTGAGGATTCGAAAGAATTCTCAGACGTAGTGTTTTTATTAATGTTCTTGTTCTTATATTGGGTGGCTACCGTTTTCGGGAAGGTTTTTCCTGATTTCGGGAAGGATTTTCCCGGTTTCGGGAATTTTGTTCCCGTTTCCGGTTTGTCTAAAATCCACGCTGAAATTTCAGTATTTACCCCTACAAGTTTCATCATCCCCTGCTTATGGCTGAAGATGATATTTCTCTCTGCCAGAGATTTGATAGCATCCGATACGTGCGTGTCGCTCAGCCCCGTCAACTCAGCAATCACAGTGTTCGTTACCCTGTCCTGCTTTTTGTTCCATCCGTAAGTGAGCCATATCACCGCTTCAAAACATTGCCATTCCCGACCCGATAATTTGAGGCGCGGTTTAAGCTTCTGAATCTCGTTGGCGACCTTGGTATACCCGTTGGACAGGTCGGCCATATGACCTCCTGTTTGTTCAGTTTTCTTTGGAAATGAAATGACTTTAGCTAGGTTCATGAATCCTCCCACTTACCGGGAGTACCAGCGCGATAGTCAGTTAAGATCGCCATGACTTCTTGTACGCTCTTTGAATCGATATAAAGAATTGAATGACCTTCAGCACTTTCCCCACTTTGAGCATCAGAAATGAGCTCAGCCAGGCGACGTGCTTTGGTTGCACTAAATTTAGGAATGGCCGCACTAAGCGACAGTTTTTTCTTTCCAGCCGCTTTAGCTTTTGCCATCTGCTCGGATGCTATGCTTCCGGCATTAGGACCATGCTCACGAGCCAGAGCCACAGCGGTAGACGGTGCAACTTCGCCAGTCTTAACCATGCCTATTAGCTCATCACCACATGTCAGAAGCTGAAGGTGGTGATCAACATCGGCCACAGATCGCTTTACCTTGCTGGCGATTTCGCTCACTGACCAACCCTGATTTTCCAGACGCTGATAAGCTGCTGCGCGTTCCAGTGAAGTCAGCGGCTTGCCCTGGCTACTGGTAACCATGAAGGCAATGCGATCGGCTTCGGTACCGGAAAAGTCTTTGCACTCAAGGCGGGGAATTTCTGTACCGGATTCTGTAGCCAGAAGCGCACCGTGATAGCGGTGGTGACCATCGATGATCTTGATGCCCTTGTCAGTTACCTGCACCGCCAGAGGCGGGACAAATTCTCCAGCGATATACGCATCGCGGAATTCTTCGATGTGTGCCTGGTCGATTTCACGCACGTTGTAACCCGGCTCGATGTACAGTTCCGCCAGCGGTACCAGAAACGTTTTCTTAACCGTGGTCTCGGTGCCGTTCTTTTCTTTGCCCTTGTAATGCAGTGATAAACTACTCATAATTACTCCTGTATGTTGATCCAGTGAACCCATACATCAGGCGCTGAAACTGTTCCCGCAGTTCGGCGCTTTTTCTTTTCCCATCGCAGCAGCTACCGCTTGTCGGGCAACCTCTGCGATCAGGCTCGTTTCCCATACCTTCTCCAGCAGCACGAAAACCGTTGCCATATCGCGCAGGTTTAAGCGGCTTACTTTCGATTCATGCCATCCAGCTTCATCAGCCAAAACACGCTGGCCTTTGTGTGTCAGGCGAGATCGGAGTTCTGTTTCCACTTCATTGATTAACTTGCTGTTTCTTGCACTGTCCATATTCGATAATTCCTTTTAGAAGTTGATAGACGTGACAAAGCCGAAGCAAATGCCACGTTTGATGTGTTTGTTTCATTGGATTCGCTTTTCAGCGACGTAGGACAGGTTGTCCGTTTTTAGAGAGCGGTTGCTGCTTATGCGGCTTGTACGTCACGCTTACTACTAGGGAACGGCTTAAGTTCCTCAGCAATCACCTTGCCATTTTCGAGAATGGTTACGGTGATATTTCTCCCTGATGAAAGAGCTTTACTTATGGCGCTTTGGCGAACATTGAAGATTTCAGCTGCCTTTTCTTGCCCGTTTCGGGAGACGAAATCTGATAGAGGCAATCTTTCCATTGAGGTCTCCTTAATAACAATCACATTATCACCAATAGTAATTAAATAGTCAACACTGTTGGTGATTGGTGATTATTCCTTGCGGTTATAAAATAGTTGTATGAAAAAGAAGCCATTAACACCTGAACAAGTCGCTGACGCCTTAAGGCTTAAAGCGATCTTTGAAAGCAAGAAAAAAGAACTTGGATGGTCTCAGGAGACCTTAGCCGAGCACATCGGCATGGGACAAAGCGGCATAGCTCAGTTACTAAATGGATCCAATGCAATTGGAGCTTCGCATGCTGCAAAGCTTGCAAAGGCATTGAAGGTGACGGTTGAAGATTTCAGCCCCTCGATAGCTCTTGAGATAAAAGAGATGAACGAGTCACTTATGGGCTCGTCTGTAGTTAGAACTCATTATGAATACCCGCTGTTTACATACGTACAAGCTGGTGATTTCTCTGAGGTAGGAAGCTATACAGTAAGAGATGCAAAGGCGCACGTTCCGACTACTAAAAAGGCCAGTGAGAAAGCTTTTTGGTTAGAAGTTAAAGGTCATTCTATGACTGCCCCGCAAGGAGTGCGCCCTAGCTTTCCAGAAGGGATGCTAATCCTAGTTGATCCAGCAGAGGATGTTGAGTCTGGAGACTTCTGCATTGCCTCAGCAAACGGTGATAGTGAAGTAACTTTCAAGAAGTACGAAAAAGATGCCGGTGTTAGCTATCTGGTACCGCTGAATCCTGCCTATCGAACGCTGGATTGCGATCACAGCTGTCGCATCATCGGCAAGGTGGTTAAGGCTCAGTGGCCGGAAGAGACGTTTGGATAGAGGTACAAATGCCAGATGAACACATTACCGCCATAATGATTATCATCATCGGCATCCTTATCCTGGTCTGGCTGATGAGGCCATAGTGAGCCTAGCAAGAAAGGATTTAGCATGAAAATTGGATATCTGTTTCCAGTAGCGATCATTGTTGCTGGTATAACACTTCTGGTGTGGTTCATCGCAAGTGGAGCTTATGCGCCAGGCGGCTAATCGCAGGAAGATAGGTTTGATAATTAAGGAGAATCATTTTGGATGATGCAGATTTGGCACAAGAGCGCGAAGAAGCCCATCTGGCGGCGTCAATGTCAGCACGTAAGCCGAGGCTGGTTAGCCGAAACGGTAAATGCATTTGGTGCGAGGATGAAGAAGTCATAGCAGATACAGCCTTCTGCTCAGCTGAATGTGATGAGGACTATCACAAATACCAGCGCGAGATGAAGCAGCGCATTTCTGGTGAGTAGTGGCTGAAGATACGTTTGGATGATAGTTGAAGATTTACTGTATAAACGATCAGGTTTAGACTAATGCACAGGACGGGCATTGATGGATAGTGATGATATGAAGTTTAGAATAGTTTACGATGGACCAGCTCTGGATACGCATGAAATGGATGTGCGTGATCTTGCGCCTGCACTGCTGTCGCTATCAGATGCCTTGGAAGAAGCTGGGAAAACTATTTATGGAAGAGAAAAGCGCATATCAGTCAAAGTTAACGCATCTTTCAGGGCCGGGTCATTTGGAGTTGATTTAATTGCGCAATCATCATCATTAACAAGTCAAATTATGGGTGTCTTCTCAGGAAATAACGCCTCTGCTGCCTGCAACATCATAAGTCTTGTTGGCTTTGGATATTACGCTACAAAAGAATCCTACAAAGGACTCATCCAACTAATAAAGTGGATTGGACCGAGGAAAATAAAAAGAATTGAGCCAACATTTGATGGTTGTACAACTATTATAGTTGATGATGAAAGCGAGATTTTTGACGATCAAGTCGTTGAACTTTACAAGAATAAAAAACTTAGGCGATCCCTTGAGAAGGTGATTACCAAACCCTTGGAAAAAGATGGGATTGATAGTTTTGCAGTAACCATCGATAATGGAAAAACATTTGTAGAAGTAAGTAAAGATGAGGCAATTTATTTCAAAGTAGATGGGGTAGCCGAAACTATTATTTCTGAATCTACGACTGAAAAGGCTCTTCAGCCTATTGATATCTCTTTCAGGGAAGGCAAAAGATGGCAATTTTCTGATGGCGGATCTTTATTTGAAGCAGAGGTTAGTGACCAGCACTTTATTGAAGCCATTGACAATCAGACGGTCGCCTTCGCTAAGGGAGATCTTTTATTGGTTGATTTAAAGGTTACTCAATTTCTAGCTGAAAAGGGAATTAAGACTACTTTTGAAATTATTAACGTTAAGAAAATAATAAATCCTCAACGGCAAATCGACTTCCCATTTTGATCGAAATTTGTAAACGCGAAGTATTATAATCCAGCCGCCGCGCCAGGTTTTTTCATGCCACCGGCAACCAACCCGTCCTGACCAGTTCCGCAGCATCCCTGTAGACCCCCTTCCCGATCACGTTCGTTTCCCGCCGTCGCATCTCCTCCAGTTTCTCCGATAGCGTGTATTCAGTTATCAACTCATCACTGAATTTTAGTTCAAGCACCGCCGTGCCGATTGCCGTGGTGATCATCACTGCACGTTCTTCGTTTAGTTCGAAAAGTCATCAACTCAATTTTCACTCAAATCAGCATATCACAACTGCGACTTTGCGGGCTTTATAGTACCTATTGAAAATAAATTCCCTTTCAAATCATAAAATTCATCACCGCTCGTAATTTAATATCACCACTAGTGTTGACTATAAAATTACTATTGGTGATACTAAGCCTATCAGCAGGACGCTGGCTAACAACGAAACGGATAACACGCTCTTGTAAAAACGGTGACGGATCACCTACGTGGCTGAAAAGCCAACTAATACCAAAGCGTGAGTTTTGGGATGGGAAAGTGCAGCCCACCGAGGCGAGCCGAAGATAAGCACCGGCGCCCATCACTAAAATTCACTCAGGAGGTATCTATGACACGCAGAACTCAATTCACTGGTTCAGCTGCAGGTCGTCGACGAGAACGCCGTGCAGGCCTCCAGAGCGAAGCCAGCAACAGTTCAGAAGTAATGCACCGCCCTACTCCAAATCGCGTCGTGTTGCAGTGCAAGCGCAGGGTAACACCAAGCGTTAATCGCGCAGTCGACACCGAGACTGATTATCACAAGCAGATTCTGGCGGGTGCCGCAGCATATGTTGAATACCGCATCAGCAGCAAATTTCAGAAGGTCAGCAACGAAGCGGGTCGTCAGATTCATGCGGTGCAGAAAATGCGAGGCAAGTCGATCCCATTGATATGAGGTGAGTAAAGTTGAATGGTCTGAACTGCCAACACATTGCGCTGGCATTTAAAATGTTCAGTTCTTAGGAAGAGTTTTATCAGAAGCTTCACTTACACCGGTAATATCATTAAGACCGTCATGATTAATTTCTTCGTCAGCACCATCAACCGCTCTGGAGATGCTCAACAAATTTTGAAGTTCGCTTAACAATAATGCAGCGTCTGACTTCAACACCTCATCGGTCTCTACTGAATCAATAACTGTGTTGATAGCTTTATTTGCTCCCTCTATCATCTCGGTAACGCCGCCCTGCTTCCCTACAGCTAAAACAAGTGCACTTATCAGTAGGGATTGAGCTTCAACACGGGCTGTTAATTGTTTCATCTCCGCATCAATGTGGGAAATTTTGGCAAGCATGCTTAAGACAACGTTTTTCATGTCATTGACCCCATAAAACTTGGATCATAACTTCAGAAAGGAGCGCTGCAAACAACATAGTTCCTAAAATTTCTAACCCGTCTCATGCCAAATTTTTGAAACCTAAAATGTGGTTACTTTTTCATCAACCGATAAACATCGAGCAACATCAGTTACTTACTCACTTTCGCCGACAGCGTTCGGAACACTTGCGAACCTCATCCCAGCACTTTTCCCATTTTTTACGCCAAGTAAAGGGGCGGCCACAAACTGTGCAAATTTTGGTTGGGAGTTCGTTTTTATTCACGGTGTTCCTTATGAGATTTGGCCTCAACAAGAATCAGCGGACATTTCCTCACTTTACAGGCTTGGGAATACGCCAATTCACATACATCGCAAATACTTCTTACTTCAGACTGATATTCGTACTCCATGTAATAACGGAAGTTGCCACCATTCGTATCTGTTCGCCAGAAACGGAGGGGTTCCAGTAGTTCATCTAGCTGCCTGAAAGTCAGGCCTGTGGGGTTATGAAAACCCACTCTTACGCGATAAGTAGTCATGATTTGATAATCCCTAACCCTCTGATTTGTTACAACCCGGTAATTAATCTCGCTGTGATAGGGATTTCCTAAATACACCCGCCTCTGAGCGGGTATTTTTTTGCCCGCAGGAGAAGGAAATGAGTGAAACAACGGATTTAGTCGTCATCGAAAAGTCGAACGCGATGGCGGTGTTTACTACCAAAGAGCAGCTCGACCCGATCATTGAAGCAATCGAGAAAGAGGCGCGCAGCCTTGTTCCTGATGTCACCACGAAGAAAGGCCGTGATGCTATTGCATCAATGGCGCATAAGGTGGCCCGCTCTAAAACCTATATCGACAACGCAGGCAAGGAGCTGGTTGCCGAGCTTAAAGCCCTGCCTAAGCAGATTGACGAAAGCCGCCGCGTGGTGCGTGAGCGTCTTGACGCTCTAAAGGATGAAGTGCGTCGACCACTTAATGAGTGGGAGCAGGCAGAAGACGAACGCAAGCAGGCATTACGGCAGCGATTGGCTGACCTCAGGGCGCTGGCAGACGTTATTGACGATGCAGGTAACTATCTGCCGTCCTCTGACATTCAGGCCCGTCTCAGTGAAGCCAAAGCAGTGACGCTGGATGACACTTGGCAGGAAATTGCCACTGAAGCAGGTGTGGCTAAGGATGCCACAGTGCAGAAGCTGGAATCCGCGGTAATTGTAGCCAAACAGCGTGAAGACCAGGCCGCTGAACTCGAGCGCCTCCGCAAAGAAGCGGAAGAGAAAGCGCGCCGCGATCACGAAGAGAAGTTGAAGCAGGAAGCCGCTGAAGCCGCCCGCCGTGAAGCCGAACAGAAAGCACAGGTTGAGCACGAAGCAGCAGAGCGCCGCGAAGCAGAGTTGAAGGCCAAAGCAGAACAGGCAGAGCGTGACCGTATCGCCGCACAGGAACGTGCAGAGCGCGAAGCCAGGGAAGCGCAGGAGCGAACCGCCAGACTGGCGCAGGAAGCTCGTGAGCAGGCTGAACGCGAGAAGCAGGCAGCCATCGCCGAAGAGCAGCGCAAAGCCAAAGCGGCGGAGGATGCCCGCCTGGCTGAAGAGAAACGCATCGCCGACGAAACTGCAAAGCGCGCAGCAAACGAAGCGCACCGCAAAGCAGTGGGTACCGCTGTAGTTAACGCGCTGATCGCTAACGCTGGCCTGTCACGCGAAGCAGCTATCGCCACTCTGGTAGCGCTGAAAGACGGCCTGATTCCTCACACCACCATCAATTACTGATCACCCAATCTAACCAACACCAAGGAAACCCACGATGTCATATGCAATCGCGGGCGATGCCATCGTGGCTCGCCCTAGCTTTACCACGCCTGTAATCAACCAGTTCGCATTCAAATTATCAGGTGCAGACGTTATGCACTGGCAGCCAAAAAGCCGCTTGCAGCAGCTTTGGGAGCGTTTGGTTGAAGTTATCACGCAGGACGGCAACCCATGAAATCAGAACAAAAAGCCGAGCAGTACCAGAAGCAACAGGAAACGTGGGACCGCCAACGCGCCGAGTTACTGAAGCGCTCCAACGGCTTCACCTTCATCAACGCTTTTTTGCAGCGCCTGATCATGGGGGAACGCAAATGAAATTCCGCCTGCACAACAAAGACGGAAAAGAGGTTCAGGCCATTGCCAACAGCCTGCCGGATGGCGAACTACAGATCATCGCAGCACGTGTTGACGAAATCATGAATAAGCGCGGCATGAGCCCTATTGTGGCGCCAGCCTGCGCATGGATGCTTCGCCACTTCGACCATGAAGCCATGGGCATGTTTGACATGGATGATGAGCTGGAAATGGCAGCTGACGCATTCATGCGCGACATGATGATCACCGCCGCTAAGCGCGAGCGGGCAATTGAAATCTGGAAGCACAAACACAGTTACGACGAGGTGGCGTGATGGAACCGGGCATTTACTTCGATATCAGCAATGAGGCGTATCACCATGGCGCCGGGATCAGCAAATCACAGCTGGACGACATTTCGATTAACCCCGCCATTTTCCAGTGGCGCAAAGAAGCGCCGGAAGACGAAGAGAAGAAATCGGCACTCGACATGGGAACGGCACTTCACTGCTTGCTGCTCGAGCCGGAAGAGTTCGATAAGCGCTTCATCATCGCACCGGAGTTTAACCGCCGAACCAACGAGGGCAAGGCGAGCGAAAAAGCCTTCCTGGCGGATTGCAGCGGCATGGGTATGACGGTCATGGATGCCGAACAGGGGCGCAAGTTGCAACTGATGCGCACCAGCGCCCTCGCCCACCCCGCCGCGCGCTGGCTGCTTGAAGCTGAGGGCCATCAGGAAGCCTCGATTTACTGGAACGATGACCAGACCGGTGAGTTGTGCCGGATTCGGCCTGACAAATTCCTCACCGGGCAGCCAGTCATCGTGGACGTGAAGAAGGTGGCGGACATGAGCCGCTTCGCCCGCCACGTTGAAGAGTTCCGCTACCACGTTCAGGACGCCTACTACCGCGAAGGCTACAGCAAGCACTTCGGCGAATACCCGCTTTTCGTTTTCATCGCCGTCAGCGAGTCGATTGATTGCGGCCGGTACCCGGTTCGCGTGTTCCAGCTATGTGAGGATGACGTCACGGTTGGTTATGACCTGTTCCGCCGCGACCTGACCGCCTACCACGAATGCATGCAGTCCGGTAACTGGGGCGGCATTGAAGAAATCACGCGCCCTGAGTGGGCTAAGAGAAAGGATTACGCATGAGCAACGAACTGACGCAGTCACCAGTCAATGAGGCTGACACTAAGGCAGCCATCTTCAGCCCGAGCGGCCTGCAGAAGTTACAGGCGTTTGCCAATGTGATGGCAGAAGGTCGCGCAACGGTACCGGCACATCTGGCCGGCAAGCCTGCTGACTGTCTGGCGATCGCTCTGCAGGCCGCGCAATGGGGAATGAACCCCTACGCAGTCGCGCAGAAAACGCATCTGGTTAACGGCACACTGGGATATGAAGCTCAGTTGGTTAACGCAGTAATCACCAGCTCAACCGCTGTGCAGGGGCGTTTTAAATATGAATATGGCGGCGACTGGGAGAAGTTTAAGCCGGGGGCAGCTAACGCGGCCAATGAGCGAGGCTTGTTTGTGCGCGTCGGCGCAGTGCTGCGCGGTGAAACTGACGTCACCTGGGGTGAACCGCTATTTATGGAGTACGTCACCACGCGTAATTCCCCGCTATGGAAAACGGCACCAAAACAGCAGTTGGCTTATCTGGCCGTCAAATACTGGGCGCGCCTTTACTGCCCTGATGTGATCCTTGACGTTTATACGCCAGACGAGTTCGAGCCACAGCAGCGGTCAGAACGTGATGTTACTCCGGCGCGCAGCCGTGCCGACCTGAACAACCTGATCAACAACAAGACAGAAACACAGCAGCCTGAGCGCGAAATTAACCCAGCGACGAACACCAGTGCCCCAAAGCGCACGCCGGATGAACTGCTTGCAGATTTTACCGAAGAGGCTGGAAAGGCGGATTCAATTGACCGCCTGGACAAGTGCTACAAATACGCCTCGAAGCATCTGGCGGAGCAAGCAGAACTGCTTGATCAGGCAACCAACACCTACCTCAATCACAAATCGCGACTGGAAGAATCCGGATCGTAATTATGCGCAGCATCCCTCAGTACCGGAGAAACGGACGCCCAAACCAAGGCTTTAAGGAGAAAACCGTTTATTAACTCATCAAAAAACCAATGACAGGGGGCGAATTAAGCGCCCTTTTTCAAATGTCACTCGGTGAGTTTAACGCGCTCATGCAAGGCTACCTTCGTGGTTAAATGGCAGTGATTAACGCCAGCGCATCGATTAGGTTGAAGAAATGATTCCCGGTAAGTTTGGCCTACCAAGGCAGATGAGCCCTGAAGCGAAAGAGGCGGACCTGATTATGCGGCTGCCGAACGCCGTAGCCTCGATTAAGATGACGGCGGGCATGCCAGATTCTTGAAAATGTTGAGCCTGATGCGTTCCTGCCCCCCCGATCAATCCTCGCTAGGCACCCGTACTTTTCCTGCAGCACTACAATGATCTCAGAGAAGTAGCCATGGCTTAACACCGCTCTCGCGGCGTATCAATCAAATCGAACGCGATTAAGTGGATGCACCGCCGCAAATTAGCGGTCGAATACCCTACGTCAACAGTTACGTATGCTTTATATATAAGTCCAATTATTTAAACTTTTAATTAGAATAAATCATAGGAAAATTATATAATTAAAAATCCCTTAATCCCCAAATTGAAAGCGCAGTTTAAAAACTGCGCTTTGATTACCTCACTGATTATTGATACTTATAATATGAGAGTGTACATCCACCCTCTCCAAGCCCCATGAGTCATCTTTTAACCTGCAAAAGTAGACTTTTGCATCAGGGAAATACTTTTTGGTTTTATTAATGACTAGTTCAACATATTCCTTGTGGTATGAGTTTCTCATTCCAAAATATATTTCCTTCACTGCGGCCCGCTCAATACTTTCTATAAAGCTCTTCTTAGTTCTACCAGTATTTCTTATTACTCTAACCTCTTCCTCATAAGACCATTCTTGGGCTTTCATGAGGAATACCCTTTGCATGGTTTCTAAATTTTCATACTCAAACCTATGAGCTCCACCTTCAAAAAATTGATAGTTATCACTTTTTAAATAATGGTGAAATGGTCTCGTTTTAGTGTAAATAACACTACCAAACTTTGCTGGCAAAACATTTTTCGACTCATCGTTTAACCCAGCTTCATTCACATCTATACCTATAACCATCCCAGCATGCGCGTGATTATTTATGTCAAGGCTTATAAAATTTCTATTCGAAAACTTATGCCCATAAGCATAATGCGACCACATTAAAGAATTCAGTGGATTTCTGGAGAGGGATAATGCCCCATAACATTGAGATAAAGTCATCAAATTCCAGTCGTGATTTTTTGAACCATCATATTTAAGCGCTGCAGCTTCAAAAGGATCATTCAGTTCATCAATCCTAGTGAACCTTACCGAAGGACTCCTTAATAAAAATCTTGAAAGATTAAGCCTGTGATATTTATAAAGAATCAAAACGCCCCCTTTAGTTTAACTTTAAATCCTGATTGCCAATCATAGTTGCTTTAGAGGCATAAAAATGATGCCCCATTCAAAAATCCCATAAATTAAGTTGAAAATCGATTAGTTAAATTTAGGAGTATTAGGAAATGACTAAAAAACAGCGTTCAGTCTATGTGAATGCTCTTGAGACTTTAAGAACTGCATCGGTGCACCAACTAAAGCAGGTTGGCGACCAGTGGCGCACCCCTGATCCAATCTGGTGGGGCATTAATTCGCTGTACGGCCCTTTCGTGCTCGACCTGTTTGCCGATCGCGAGAACAACAAATGCGAGGCGTATTACTCCGCCGAAGATAATGCGCTAACGCAGGACTGGTCAGCCCGGCTGGCGGAACTGAATGGCGCAGCGTATGCGAACCCGCCTTACAGTCGAGCCAGTGAGCACGATGGGCATTACATCACCGGCATGCGCCACATCATCGCCCACACCATGGCAATGCGTGAGCTTGGCGGGCGATATGTCTATTTCATCAAAGCGGCAACCGCCGAGACGTGGTGGCCGGAAGAAGCGGATCACGTTGCCTTTGTGCGCGGGCGCATCAGTTTCGACTTGCCAGAATGGTACCGGCCAGAGGAAGGCCAGCCAGCAGAATCATCAGCCGGGTTCGGCGCAGCGATCGCTGTGTTCGATAAGAACTGGCGCGGGCCGAAAATGGACTATGTCAGCCGGGAAGAGCTGGAGATGCGCGGCGCAGCAATGATGTCGATGATTGAACGCGCAGCAGGCAAGATGGCGCGACAGATTCAGCTGCAAAATATTCCTGAAATTATTCCTGAAACAGGTAACCGTGTCTGGCCCGCAGAAGTCACGTTGATTGCGAAGCAGATCCCCGCGCTTCATTCAATTGAAGATGGACACCATCAGAAGGTGATGCAGCACATAAACCGCATGTTGCTTGAACGCCACCCGTCAGCAGAAATCATCACCGCAGCTCAGTCGCTAACCGCATCGTTTGGAGAACAAGTCCTATGAGGGAAATCATCGTCGATAACTTCGCCGGCGGCGGCGGAGCCAGTACCGGTATTGAAATGGCTACCGGCCGCAGCGTGGACATTGCCATCAACCACGACGAAAACGCGATCGCCATGCACACCACCAACCATCCGGACACGCTGCACTACTGCGAATCGGTGTTTAATATTGACCCGGTCGCGGCGACTTCTGGCGCGCCGGTTGGACTGGCCTGGTTCTCCCCCGACTGCCGCCACTTCAGCAAAGCGAAGGGCAGCAAGCCTGTTAAAAAAGAGATTCGCGGCCTGGCTTGGATTGTCATCCGCTGGGCACTGGCTAAGCGTCCGCGCGTTGTGATGCTTGAGAACGTGGAAGAGTTTAAAACGTGGGGCCCGCTGCTGGACAGTGAAGACCGTCCGGATCCGGCGCGAGCGGGAGAAACCTTCGCGGCATTCGTTGGCATGTTGAGCACCGGCATTCCGGCGGATCATCCGGCGCTGGATGAGGTGTGCGACTTCCTACAGATCGGCCGTCACAGTGGAGACGCCCGCCGCCTTGTCGCCGGATTGCGCTATACGGTCGAATACCGGGAGCTGCGCGCCTGTGACTATGGCGCGCCAACTATCCGCAAACGCTTCTTCATGGTGATGCGCTGCGACGGTCAGCCAGTGACGTGGCCACAGCCATCGCATGGTGATCCAAAAAGCCTGGCTGTGCAGTCAGGACATTTGAAGCCATGGAGAACCGCGGCTGAATGCATCGACTGGTCAATTCCCTGCCCCAGCATTTTTGGACGCAGTAAGCCGCTGGCCGAAAATACGATGAAGCGCATCGCTCGCGGCATTCAGCGCTTCGTAACCGACAACCCAACGCCTTTCATCGTGAAGTGCAATCACACCACCAGCAAAGGCGGTTATGACTGTTTCCGGGGCCAGTCACTGGATGACCCACTTCAGACGATTACCCGCAAGCATGGGTATGCCGTGGTCGCGCCGATTTTTGCTGGTACCGGCGGATCAACATTTCAAATGAAGCCGCGCCCGGTTGATAAGCCTTTTTTTACGCTGCTGACTCAGAACCGCACCAACATTGTCTGCTCTATGCTTGCGCCGGTCATCTCCCGCCAGTTCGGTAACAGTGTTGGTCACCCGGTTGATGAACCAGCGGGAACGGTCACAGCTGGCGGCGGCGGGCATAGCGCGTTAGTCGTGCCAACAATGATTCAGATGGGATATGGTGAGCGCCCCGGACAAGCGCCGCGCGTTCTCGATATAGACAAGCCAGTTGGAACCGTTACCGCCGGGGGCAATAAGTTTGCCCTCGCGACCGCTTTCCTCGCCAAACACTTCGGTGGCAACTATACCGGCCCCGGCGCCGCGTTGGATGGGCCAGCGCATACGGTGACCACCACCGATCATCATGCGCTGGTTACGTCGAACCTGATTAAGTTTCGCGGTACCAACACCGGCCAACCTACCGACACGCCGCTGCACACCATCACCGCCAGCGGCACCCACCTGGGCGAGGTGCGCGCTTTCCTGATGAAGTATTACGGGAACGAGAAAGGCGGCGTTGGCCTGAATGAACCGCTTGGCACCGTCACCACCAATGACCGGTTCGGCCTGATCACGGTTGATGGCACCGATTATCAGATAGTCGATATCGGCATGCGCATGCTGCAGCCTCACGAACTCTACGCGGCGCAAGGCTTCCCTTCCTGGTACGTCATTGATCAGGACTTTCGCGGCAAGAAATACGCCAAAGACAAACAGGTTGCCCGCTGCGGCAACGCGGTACCGCCGCCGTTCGCTGAAGCCCTGGTGCGCGCCAATCTTCCAGAGATGTGCTCACCGCTAGCAAGAGAGAAAATTGCATGATGTCGACACAAACTGAAAACGCGCTCCGGGCGGTAGCGCGCAAGTGCCGGTCAGATATATTGGCCGCGCTTAAAGATAAGCCGCGATCAGAACGCGACGGCATCATTACCGCCATTCTCGATCGCCACGCCAAAACTATTGATTGCCTGCCGCCAAATACGTTCAGGCCTAAAACCTGGCTGATCCACTATGTGCGGCGAATTGATAAAGAAATGCGGACGGCAAAATGACTGCCACATGCGATGAAGTCGACACGGGCTGGGTTATCACAAACCTGGCCCTTTTTATTGCCCTGCTGCTGGCGTGGCTTTGGCCGCCTAAACAATAAATTTTGAAATGCAGCCACATTCCACCCGCTACCCATTTGTAGCGATATACCAAAATCCGGAGAGCCAATGGAAAACCTTATTCAACTGACACCCAATAAATGGGTGTCCGAGTCCGTTCTCACCACAGTAACCGGCATGACCAAACACATGATCCAGCACGCCCGCCGCTCTACCTGGATGGAAGGCCGTGAGTATAAGCATGTCTCACCAGACCTCGCGCCGAAAGAAAACAGCACCATCATGTACTGCCTGCCAGAAATAAATCACTGGATTGAGAAGCAGCGCCCAGCGATCCGCAGAAAGATTTCTGCTTAAATGTCGGCTCCATCAACAACCGAGGAAAGCGAATGGCTAGCTATCCAACCGGCGTAGAGAACCACGGAGGGTCTCTGCGTATCTGGTTCATATACCAAGGCAAGCGAGTAAGGGAGAGTCTTGGAGTGCCTGATACACCCAAGAACAGGAAGATGGCAGGAGAGCTGCGCACATCGGTGTGCTATGCAATCAAGACCGGGAACTTTGACTACAGCAAGCAGTTTCCGGATTCAGCTAATGTCGAAAAGTTTGGAGGGAAAAGGCAGCCGGTGACACTGTCACAGCTGGCTCAAAAGTGGATGTCGCTGAAAGAGCTCGAGTTGACGAAAACGGCACGCATCCACTACCTCTCATACATCAGGTCAGTATTTGAGGTGCTGGGTGAGCAAAGATATGCGAACAGCATTACGCAGGAAGATATGCTTCAGGCAAGAAAGATGCTTTTGAACGGATATCAAAGGCCAAGAGGAAGAGACCACCGACCACTGGAAGGAAGAAAGGCAACAACAGTGAATGGATACATCGCCTGCATAAGGGGTATGTTCTCGTTTGCAGTGCGGAATGGTTACATGGATCAAAACCCACTTGATGGGGTGTCGCCGCTCAAGAAAGAGAGGCCAAATCCTGATCCGCTCACGCGTGAAGAGTATGATCGCGTGTTAGATATGTGCCCTTCTGACCAGATGCAGAACATGATCATCTTTGCCGTGAATACCGGTATGCGCCACGGTGAGATTTACGCTTTGGCCTGGGAAGATATCGACACAGTCAACTGGACGGCAAAGATAGTGCGCGGCGAGTCCCTCGCCAATCACTTCACGCCACCCAAGACAGAATCAGGGATCAGGACGGTTCAGCTATCAGCGCCAGCGATTGAAGCTCTAAAGCGACAAATGCCGCTCACCAGAATGGGTAAGCAGCACGAAATCAAGGTTCACCTTAGGCAGAATGGCGAAAAGCGCATTGACCTGTGCACATTCATTTTTTCTCCGCACCTGACCGCGATGAATGGGAGGTCTGAGGATTACTATACTAACGGTTCTCTTGGGTCAGCATGGCGAACAATTTTGCGACGGGCAGGAGTCCGACACCGCAAAGCCTACGAAACGCGCCACACGTTTGCATGCTGGGCATTAGGTGCCGGAGTTAACCCGAACTTTGTTGCTAACCAGATGGGCCACTCTTCTGCACAGATGATTTATACCGTTTATGGAAAATGGATGACAGAAAACAACCTTGATCAGATGGCGGTGTTGAACGCTGAATTTTCAAGAAATGCCCCACCGATGCCCCACTGTAAAACAGCCTGAACGTAAAATACTGTTTTTAAAGTCACTTTCCCCCTCAATCGTTATTCATCTGGATGGCCAAGCTGGGCTCATTTGCCTTCAGCTACTTGCCGGTCATGTTCGCGATTGCTATCCCGCTGGGCATGGCGCGAGAGAATAAAGGCGTGGCCGCCTTCGCCGGTTTTGTCGGTTATGCCGTGCTCAACCTCAGCGTCAACTTCTGGCTGAACATCAATGGCATTTTGCCTACCACTGATGCGGCCGTGCTGAAAGCCAATAACGTACAGAACATTCTCGGCATTCAGTCGATCGACACCGGTATTCTCGGCGCGGTGATTGTGGGTGTGGTGGTGTTTTGGCTGCATGAGCGCTTCCACAACATCCGTCTGCCAGACGCACTGGCCTTCTTTGGCGGCACGCGTTTTGTACCGATTGTGACCACGGTGGTGATGGGCCTGCTGGGCCTGGTGGTGCCATTGATCTGGCCATTCTTTGCCCGTGCGATAACCGGTTTAGGTTGGGTCATTAACAGCGCAGGTGAATTTGGTCCGATGATCTTCGGTACCGGCGAACGTTTACTGCTGCCCTTCGGTCTGCAACATATTCTGGTGGCAATCATCCGTTTCACTGATGCCGGCGGCACCCTGGACGTGTGCGGCAAAAGTGTCAGCGGCGCGTTGACCATATTCCAGGCACAGTTAGCCTGCCCAGAGACCCATGGCTTTGCCGAGAGTGCCACGCGCTTCCTGTCGCAAGGCAAGATGCCAGCCTTCCTCGGTGGATTGCCGGGTGCGGCGCTGGCGATTTATCACTGCGCCCGTCCTGAGAATCGTCATAAAATTAAAGGATTGCTGATCTCTGGCGTGGTGGCCTGCGTGGTCGGTGGCACTACCGAACCGATTGAATTCCTGTTCCTGTTTGTCGCGCCCGTGTTGTACTTAATCCATGCGCTGCTGACTGGTTTAGGTTTTACCGTGATGGCAATCCTCGGCGTGACTATTGGTAATACCGACGGCAACGTCATCGACTTCTTCGTATTCGGCGTGCTGCACGGCCTCTCCACGAAGTGGTATTGGGTGCCGGTGATCGCTGCCGTGTGGTTTGTCGGTTATTACGCGATTTTCCGTTTCGCCATCACTCGCTTCAATATCAAAACCCCTGGCCGAGAAGCAGAAACCAGCAGTGTTGAACAACAGGTGAGTCGTGCTGGCGTGGGGAAATCCGGTTACAACACACCGGCTATTCTGGCGGCACTGGGTGGCATTGAAAACATCACTTCGCTGGATAACTGCCTGACCCGCCTGCGCTTGTCCATCGCGGACATGAGCAAAGTGGATGATGCCGCGTTGAAAGCCAATGGTGCGATTGGCGTGGTCCATCTCAATCAAACCAGTTTGCAAGTGGTGATTGGCCCGCAAGTCCAGTCGGTGAAAGATGAGATGGCACACCTGATGAGCACCTCGGTGGCATGA